CTTGAAAACATCATTACCAGCCGCTTTAAAAACATCGTCATCTAAAGCGTCTTTTAGTGTTCTTAATTGAATATTACCGAAGCCATTTTTTTTGTCGAATAAAGTATTAATAAACTGTCTTATCTCTTCTGCTTTTTTTACATCAACCTTGCCTACTATGTTTAATTTGCCGTCAATTAATCCCTTATCTTTTAAATCTCCTACCACCGACTCAACATTGAATCCGCCTTTCCTATTCTGTGGCGCAAGTTTTCTAATGGATCTAACCAAGTTATCAGGTCTAACATTTTTAGCATTAGATGATATTTTTTTAGCTTGTTCATATAAACCTGATATTTCTTTATCTAAAGTATTAGCTTTTTCTAAAACTGAATCAATAACTGTATTCGTTGGCCTAGCAGCTTCTCCACCTGTATCAATGACAGCATTGTTAAACCGCGTGGACAAAATAGACTCTTGCTTTTCTAGTGCGTCACTAATCTTATTTGATGTTTTGGCAACTTCTTGCTGCGCTTGGAAGTCTGTAGCGTCTCTTGTTACTTGTGCTTTAGTTGGCGTAATGCCTTGTGACTCTAGAAAGGCTTTTCTTGAAGCCTCTTGAGGCTTTAGCGCCTTACCTTTTAGTTCAGCAACGGTATCATCTAAAACATCGCTAAACTTTAACCCTTCTTTATCTAAAGCGTCTAAAAACTCTTGAGACGGAACCCCGCGACTATCAACGACAGCGCCTTTTGGTGATCTTCCTAAAACCTTTCTTATGATCTTACCGCCCAAGCGACCAATGACAGGGAGGCCCAACTCAAGAGCACCTGCCAGAGTAGCACCAATCCCCGCTGAAAGTATTTGTTTGCCAATATCTTGATTTTCGCCTTTTGATATAATTGCACCCTCTGACCCTCCTAGTAATGCTGTGGTTGCAACCCTAGCAGGTGTTGATGCAATACCAGCCGCTCCAACTCCCAAGGGTATAAATGGGGCTGCTTGGCCGATAATATCACCAGCGGTTGAGATTGGTTGAACTTGTTCTAGCTGCTTGAACGCTTGCGCTTCGCCTACCATCTGTTTATCAGCTAAACCAACACCACGGGCTACAGTTTTCAAACCTCTGCCTACGCCAATTAGCGCGGCTTCTGCTGGCGAAACTGATTCTAATAAAGCGCGTCTTTCAGGTGATAAACTAGACAAAAATGCTTCCTCTTCTGTTTGTCTTTGTTTTGTCAATTCTTTAGCTTTCCCGCTTCGCCCGCCTGTTGATCTAATTTGAACTGGCTTAACACCTTGACGCCTTGCAAGTTCAGATTCTAAATCACTTAAACTAGATTTTGGCGTTTGTCGTCTATTAAATTCGGCTTGCAACTCTTCTAAAGTAGCCATTATTGGGCCGCCTTTGCTTCTTCAATTTGCTGCTGTAGCTCTGCGTCTGATAGTTTTGATAGGTCGTTTAGTCCTAACTCTCTTTTTCCTACCTCTATATCTCTTATTTTTTGATCTATAAAAGCATCAAGTGTGGCTTTCTTTTCTTCTGGCGTAGCATCCTTATCTAGTATGGTTGCTTTTAAGCTTTTACCCTCATTTTCAGTAAAAGCAGCGCCGAAAGTATCACGTAAAAGTGGCAGGACTTGGTTGTCTACAATAGCAGTCATTGAAGCCCTTGCTGTAGCGCCTTTTGTAGCGCCAAATCCAAGCTCTTTAGATAATAAGTTTATAGCCTTGCCGGACGTTGTAAAGGTTGCAACATCAGCTAATGACTTAAGCTTGCTAGAAACTTCTTTAAGCGATGGCAATGCTGCCTTAGCTTTATTTAATGCTGTTAATTTCTCGCCTCTAGCAGTTGCCTCTTTTTCAGCCTGTTTAATTGCGCCTCTTATTTTTGGCAATAACCTACCTTGTACGTTAAGCTTTCCCTCTTCTTTTGCTGATGCCTTGCTTCCCTCTATACTAGCTTGCGTTTTAGCTACTGATTCAGCTAAATTATTATCAAACGCTATTCTTTCAGCAGCAGATGAACCGGCTCTAGGCTCAAGTCCAAATTTAACTTTAATGGCCTTTGTTATTTCTTTATCAGACAAGCCAGCTTTTTTAGATAAAGCTATAAACTCTCTCTGATCTGCTGTTGATTTAGAATCAGGAAACTGCCTTTCAGCCAACTGCTGTATAGTTAAACCTTGCTGCGCTTGAAGGTTTAGCGATTGTTCAAGCTGCGCATCATTGCCCTGTAAAGCCGTATCAATGTTAGTGGTATCTCTGCCACTAGCTTTAAATTCTTTACTTTTCTGTTCTAAAAATTGTCTGCGCTCGATAGGGTCAATTAATGACAATGCACTAAATGATGTGCGTGTTAGAGCCTCGTTTTCTCGCAATCCTTCAGCTCTATCCGCTTCTGACTGGTTAGCTAAAAACTTTTGAATTTGAATTGCTTGATTTGGGTCTATTTTACCAACTTGATTTAGTGCAGCTTTATCCCCACCTAATGCTTGCCCTGAGAATTGACCTAATTGGGTTTTAATCTTAGCTGCATCTCTTTGCTGTTGAGCCTGATGGAACTGGCTAGCAATTTGTTGTCCTTGTTGAAAACCCGTAACCGCCTGTGATAAATCAGGGGTCAATTGAAATTGATTTGCTGTTACTAAAGCCATATTTTCACCTAATTAAAAAATCCGCCACCAGCTAGACCGCCTAAGACTGCCCCACCTAGCCCAAGTATACCACTAGTAGCCTGAGCGCCTTGCTGCTGAGCGCCCAATATTCCGCTTGCTCTTGCTTCTGACGCTCTTTGACCAAGGTTTGCAATATTACCAGCCGTCTGTGAACCGAACTGGCCTAAGCTAGTTGTTGCAGCCTGACCTTGCCCTGCTACTTGCCCTAATCTACCAAACTGGTTTTGTATATCCTGTTGTGCGAAGCCTGTTGCCTGCTCTTGCAAAGCCGTTCTAACATTTCCGCCACCTAATCCACCAATAGCCGAAGCATTACGCAATAAAGCTTTCTCTTGTCTACGCCTTAAAAACTGCTGACCCGCTGACTCTTGCAACCCTGAAAATGCTGTTTGTTGAGCATCTTGACCGCTTAACCCTAGCAAAGCTTGCTGCTGGTCTAATGCGCTAACACCCGCTTGTTGAAAAGGCTTTAAATTCCCTTGGGTGACATCGAACTGCCTGCGTTGTTCATCTATGCCAGCCTGTGCGCCTTGTGCTTGGATATCTCCAGCTTGCCTGGCGGCCTTTTCGCCTTCCTTAATGCCCAAAACATCAGGAACTAGGCCGAGAGTTCCTACTTTTACAATGTTGCTAACTAACTTACCCATTTACATATCCTCTCTAAGCTTTCCAAACATTATACGATCTATAGCGCCCTTGGATGTTAGATAACTTTGTCTGTCTATGCCTTCTTCAACCATTCCAGCCTGTTTAGCCGCCTTAATTGCGCCATTAAAAACAACTGGTATATAGGCATTAAGTTTAGCCATGTTTTCAGGCATAATTTCCTTAAATGTTTTAAAGAATTCAAGCACCATTCTATTGTACCCATCTTTATGTTTATGCAATATGTAAGGGTGAAACTGACACATAGCCCCCGTAATAACATGCACGTTAATCAATCCTATTAATTCATTATCTTGTCTATATGATAACCAAAAATCGCTATCAGTACTAATAAAGGAATGGTCTTGTACTCTGCAACCAAATTCAACAGCATAACGATAGATTTCTGGACGCATCATAAAACTCTTAACCGCTTCCATATCTTCAATTAAATAGATCAAAGCTCAATGCCTGTAACCCTAAACGTTATAGTATTGGCGGCTGAAACTTGAACAAACAACTTAGCACCAGCAGGTATTAAATGCCCGATTAATTCAAATGGTGTATCTTGACTAGGGGCAACCATATTAATGGCAGGTATAATCTCTGTAGCATCTGTCGCAGTTAGTCCAATAAATACCCTATAACTAGCAGTTGCATTGCCAGCCGTTGAGCTAGCAGTAAAAGCAATGATTCTAGTGCCTCCGCCCGTTGAAGGGGAAGTATACGAATCAACCGCTGTGGTAACTGTTGGCTGATCTGCATCAATTAACGTGACTGTTGTTGCCATTAAAACAACTCCTTCCAAAGTAGGCTGGTGTTTATTGTAGCACTATTCGAACTAGAACCCGCCACCGTTATCGTATCACCCGCTAAGAGCATTATTTTATACTCAATCAGGTTTAAGCTTTCTCTATCATTTTTACCTGCTAGAGGAACTGTAAAAAGCTCTTTCCCACCTGTTACTGTTGTTCCTGCTGTATCAATACTCATGATGCTGTCAGTAGTATTAATATCATTAAATACAGGCGTACCGCCTAAAGTGGCATTCCTAACAAGTCTAATCTTGCCTAAGTTATTAGCACTTGATGCTTCAATGCTTAGCCCAATATTCTCAACCAAGGCATCAATGAAATTTGTTTTACTGGCGTATGTAGTTTTATTCTTAATGGTGCATATTGCCACTTCTGCTGTAACTGCTGTTTTCTGTCTTTCGCCAGATCCAAACTGTGGCCGCTGTAACTCTTTGAATTCTACATCACCCTCTATGAAATACGCACATGACGCACACTTGGCGAAAATATCTGTCGTCGTAGCTTTATTATTAACAAACATCATAAACCGATAATTAGGGTTAAAAGATGAGGGTGTTATTGAGCTATTAGCAAATTGTATAGTGTGTACAGTTATAAAATTGCCAGTAGCTGGGTTTTCAACGCATAATTCTATTTCACCAGCCCCTAAATATTGGTATCTTATCTGCCATACGTTTAGCTTAGTATGATCTATAGTCATACCACTTGAGCCATTACCGTCTAATGTATCCCCATTGAATGCTGACTGATTAACAGTGACTTTCGTATCATTAACGAACCTATGAAAACCAAACGTAGCGCCATCAAAACCGACTGCTAAGCCATTTTTAAATGCCGCTGAACTTCCTACCTCGTCGGTTATTCCGGCATACTGCTCGGTTCCAGTTGCTCCCGTTGTTAACAATAAAGAGAATCTAAGCAAAGCACCTAATCCAGCCATATATTTGGCATGCCTAACAGATTGCAATAACGCTGTGCTTGCTGTTGTGGCAGATGAGCTAACAACAGCCATCGCGCTCGCTTGCGTAACCGTACCGCCATTAGTAAGGGTGTTTAATATTAAATCTGTATTGCTAACAGTATATTCAAATGAATATTGAAATATAGGCGATAAATTAATGACTCTTAAATCACCAAACGCGCTTAACGGTAATGGCTCAAATTCATAACCGCTCATATGACCACCCATGAATCTACATCAGGAATAAAAACATGATTCGGCGATGTATACCTTCTAAATATAGTTTTCAATACTGCCCCGTTTATTAATTTAGTAGCCGTGACATTAACGCCACCCGCGCCGAACCGGATGATCTGCACTGATTCTTTCCGATTAGCGTTAGGGTTTAGTGCAATTGTCACTAAAGACGGACTATTAACCACTACTAATTCATTGCCTTTAGTCGTGTAGTTCGATGTTACCGTAACGATTTTGCGCTTTGTTTCTAGATTTGAGAACTTAGCTTCATTAGCAAAACTAAATTGTAATTCAATGTCGTTAATCTTTTTAGTTAATGCCGCAATTGCATAACTCGAATTACTTAATGCAGAAAAAACATCACTTTGTGTTGTAGTGTCGTTTGTCTGTGTAGCCAGGGCCTCTAAATATTCAACAAAACGTTGTGTCGGTAATCCATTCTCTGTTAAAAACTGGCCCCGCCTTGGTGCTATTATTTCAGCCATTATTGAGCCCCTAAGTCTGGAGTAGCAGCTAGTTTAATGAGGTTGGCGCGTACCTTGTCGGTTATGGTTAGCCTTATCATTCTAGATACCGGAAAGCGGCCCTGACGCCTCCAGATTGATCTCTGACCGTATTTACCTATTTTACCGATACTTCGGCTTATCGCATTGCCAAAAGTGCGCCCTCCGTCATCTGATAGCCTCATTCTAACAACTGGGTCTGATCCTTGGCCCGTAGTTAAACCGACACCGCTTTCAAACGTAGCTTCTAATTCACCAGCGAATATAGGCAACCCATTTTCACTAAAAGGCGCTGTTGTCATCTGCCTATATATCTCATCACCGTAATAATCCAAAGTATTAGAATCAAACTCACCGATAATGCCGGTTGATTGATCTCCACACAGTAATTTGCCATACGCTGCTACGATTGATTGAACTCTAAACCTATTATCTGAAACGCCTGTTTGAACCTCAAACCAAACCCTCTGCTGAAGTAGTGCTGATGCTGTAGCGTTATAAACAAATGTCCGCGAAGGTATGAGCTCTGACTCGAAAGTAAATAAGGCTAAAAATTGCCCTGAATCCTGATAGGTCATTGCAAATGAATTTGATATTTCATCTCGTGTGAATTTCTGAATTTCATGATCAATAGCATCAGTACTTATTTTCTGAACGCTTGAACTACCTGATACCTTCCATATTGCTGACTTTTCATTCAAGCCGCCACCAACAAAACAAAATGTATTATCGAATTCTAACAATGAAAATTTAGCATGTACGCCTTTTTGAATATTAGCGCCATTAATCCGCTGGAATGGGAACCCTGATCCGCCCACGTTCTGAAATAACTCAATAGTCTCTAAACCACAAACAAATAATTCATTATGGTTAACATGTAAGCCTACTATGCTGTCTGGATTAATTTCAGCCGTCCCAAAATCTAAAGCACTAAAAGCAAGCGGATTATTTAAAGCTGAATTAAAGAAAACATCACCAACTGTTTCAGAAAATACAAAGTAGCCATCTTTAAATACAACAGCATCCGACACTCTAAAATCAACATCAGTTATCTGCGTTAACGATAATGCTACATTGTCATAAACGTATGATTTACCGGCTGGCACAACAACCACTAAAAACTGACCATTATTTGCCATAGATACGCGGCCAGTCCCTTCTATTGTCCCGTGAGTTGTAATTGTGCCATCGCTAGCAAGCGATAAAAGCGTATTCCTATTAACAAAATAAGGCACTTCTTTCATTACTAAAGCGCCTCTATTCTTATGCAATAGAGTGTCTTTAAATGTTTTAAGTCCGGATGGTTGCATCAATGACCTAGCGTTCAAAGCATTCGTTTCGGCAACGGTTGGTATCCAGTTAATACAACGCTGTGCCGATAACGGTAAGCTATCAGATTGATAAAAGCTAAAAGGTATCGGTAATTGGACACGAGGCATTAAAACGTTTCCTTTTTATTCTGTTTAAAGAAGCGTCTATTGATAGCAGTATTTGAACAATCATTACCTGAGCCGGTTGGCATAGTATCAGGGTATTCCACTTCGCCAATAAAATCAGTTGAAGCCTCCAGTCTAGTCATTGATAGCCTTGCCATGGCCGCTAACATTGGCGTAACTAAACGCTGAAAACTAGGCGCTATTCTAAGCGCGAGCGCATCTTTAACCGCCCCCACCGCATTACGATCAACATTAACAACATCTGAGCCATTGCTAACTTCGATAAAGCTCGGAGTTAAGCCAGCATCCGCCCATTCAGAAAGCATGTCGTTCATCTCATCAAGCGTTACCTGAAAGTCTGCTGCTTCTAATGGTGATTCAGCCGTCTTTACACCTAGCTTTTCAGTAGCGCCGTTAATTATCTGTAATGCTGTGGTCATCTATGCACCTGCTATTTTTTTGGCTTGTTTCCTTAAACTCTTTAACGTCTTTCTCTTATCTAAATCTATACTGTAATGTTCGCTTATATAGGTTTCTAGTTCGTTCTTATTCATCACATCAATATTAAGCGCGTTATTTATGCTTTGTGCAATGCCTTCGACAGCCTCAATAGCCTGCTGTGCTTTTTGTGTTTCGTTCTTGTTCCCTTTTTTTATCTTATTTTTATCTATGCCAATATCTTTAAGGTCTAAAAAACATGCGGGCGATTCTTGCCAGCCGTCTTTTATGCTTTCTTCAAGTTCACTTCTGTTGATTATTTTTGGTGTTTCTGTTTTGTGGTAAACCCACATCTTAAAATCTTTCATTGGTCACACCATGAGGGAGGGTAAAAAAAGCGCCCAATTAAGGGCGCTAAAAGGGGAAAATCTAGCCTGTTAAGCGTACTGCATAATCAGGGTTTTGAGCCTTAATTCCGTAAAGGATATCAAAACGGAAAACCGTCTTATCATTCGTAATGTCATATTGACGCACTGAACGAATAGAGATTCCTTTAAAGCTCTCACGGGCTGCACTTGCACCATCTGTTGGCAAATCAAGGGGGGCCATAGCTAAAGTGATAGCATTCTTATGGAATCCCAAGTTTTGAGGATGACTAGAACCACCTGCGCCGGTCTTAACTGTGATAACCGCACCGTCTGCTGGTGCTGCTGTAACAGTTTGATAAGGGCCACTTGTAATAAGTGGGGGGCTTACCGTTAAACTAGCTGGGCCGGTAGTAGCACCACTATTCGCGTCTGCTGTTACTGTAAACGTTTGAAGGGCGCCAGTATCAACCCGTGTTCGTCGATTAACAGAATTTACACCAGCAATAGTGATAACATCACCTGCTAACAAAATGCCTGTAGTTGAGTTAGTCCATCCATCTGTTGCAAGTGCTTGATTCCAAGCATCACCACTAGCTGCATAAGTAGTGTTTTGAGACGCACCATTAATCAATGGCGTACCAGTCGCAACCCCGACAATATGCGTCGACCCTGAGTTAGACTCAAAGATATCAAATCTACCATATCGCCCGACCATTGCTTCTTCAATTGCTTTTTTAGCAATATCAGACGGGAATACTGTTTTCAATCCGTCTGAGAGCGCAACTGATGCATCGGCATTAACAAATAATGAGCGGCTTTCCATTGGGACGCCTAACTTGCTTAATACCGCCCCAGCGGTTGCGACAGATAAGAAAGTTGTTGGAGTGGTTCCGGCTGTACCTGAAAAGTTACCGATATCGGTATAAATACCACCAATATCAGTCTCGACTTTTTGCGCTAGTTCTTCCATAGCTGGACGAATAAATCGAGAGGTCATATCTTCAACGCTTAAAGTCATATCCTGAGAAGTTACCTCAAAATGTACTTTTTGACGTTGATCTAGTGTGACGGTTGCGGCACGTTCTTCAATATCTGTAGCCGTCCCCAATGTTGCACCACTTGAAGCGGTAAACATAACAGGGCGACGAACTTGAATTGAAGCGCCTACTTTTTGGAATTGACTGTCTAGTTGACGGTCAACCTTTTGCCCCATTACTAGGGAGTTTAGAAACTCTTTTACTGCAATCTTGGTGACAAGACTGGTATTCTTAAAATTGTTAGCCATTTGCTAATTCTCCTGAGACCTTCGCGTCAAGAGTTATAGATCTCTTCCATTGACATCTCGCCTAAGTCTTTCTTAAGCGATCCGCCACCGGAGGTAATCGGCTCTATCGGTTCGGGTGCTGCACTTTGTTTAATTTCTGATTTAGTATTCATATTTGCAGATATTTTACCAAGTTCCATCATTGCCTGATTTGACGACATGCCCGAAAGCTTATCCGCTAAATCAAGATGCGTCCCCAAGTGGTAGATTAGTTCAGCCCCGTTTTCGCTCTGTACTAATGCGTCAGCAACACCTTGTGGTAGTTCTGGAACGTTATTAGCAACCTCAGCAAAATCAGGTTTGTTTAACTCTGCAATGCGATCATTAAAAACCTTTTGGCTTTCTTGTGCGCTAATTGCATGAGCCGCTTCTCTAGCTCTAGTCTCTTGGTCTTGAACTGCTTTATTTACTTTGTAATCAATCAATGCGGCTTGATAGGCCGAATCATCATAATCAAAGTTCTCTAAACTTGGTTCGTCTTTAGCCTCTTCTTTAGGTCTCTGACTAACTTCATCTAGCTTTTTTTGCAGTTCGTCCGCTCGACGTTTCTCAGCATATTTATCTGCTGTAACTTTGTTAATCCGCTTCTGAAAACCATCTTCTTCAACGGGCTTAACTTCTTCAACTTCCTTTTCTTCAACGGGCGCTGACTCCGCTATTTCCTCTGAGATTGAGTTATCTAAAACTTCATCCTCAGTAAGTGCAGCTTGCTCTTGCTCTTCTGGCATAACACACCTTTCGGTTGATTTTAGCCGTCAATATCGCTTGACGTATGCGTTTTTACTATTGTATATCATATTTTCATTGATTTAAACTATCTTGGCCAACGCTAGCACTTGGCTGCTCAACAGTTAATCTTCGCTTTCCTTCAATCTCTCCGCTTTCGCCCTGGTCTTGGACAATGCTTTCTAGCTGTTCTTTGTTTGGGCCTTCTTCAATTTGTTGCTGCGCCTCTTCTATAATATCTTGCTGCTTAACCCTGATATGGTGGTCATCCTCTGTGAAAGGGATTCCCGTTTCTGCCTGTATCTTATAAGCATTCATCAAATCTTGATAAGCTTTAATTGTTGAATTCTGCGTATCAATCGTTGTTTTAAGCGTCTTAGCATCCTGATTTTCAATATCACTTATTAACTTCTCGGTCTGTATTTGAATATTTTCTGTGATAGCCGACTGCTGTGGGTCCGGCTGTTGCGGCTGATCTAAACCTAAATCTTTAACCTCTTCTTCGGTTGGCTCAACTACGCCCTGCTTAATCATGATCTTTCTAACACGCTTGGTTAGCTCTTTAGACTCAAGAATAGGTAAGTCTTTGGCGACTAGATCCATTGCTAGATTTTCAAATGTTGGTGATGTTCCAATCAACTCTATAATCTGTTGTGCCGACTCTTGGCGCTGTGTTGCAAACGCTGGGCCGGTTTCTGCTACTACGTCATACTTACCTAACGATAAATCATTAACCAAAACTTTATCACCTGTTTGATTGTCGATCACTTCATCATTAATAAATACTTGCTCAGTTTCGCCATCTTGGGACATGATTCTAATTTGTCGTCTTGTGTCGTAAATCTTGGGCAACAAATCTACTAATATTTCCGCTGTATATTCAATAGATTTTGATAGGTTATCACTGAATATATAAGAGCCTCGATCACCCAAACGCTCTTGAGCTTGGATTGCTTTACCGCTCTTTAATTCAGGATTAGCGCCTAAACTTGGTGGCTGCATACCAGTGACATGATACAAATCCATGCTGGCTTGTTGTATCTGCTGTATAAATGCACCTTGAACAGCGGGCGCTCCACTTCTTTGAGGTGGGCCGCCGACTTGTGGGTCAGGGTTATACGGCATAAATGGACTATTAGAGGTATTAAAGTTTCTATACTTTGACTCATGCCCTTTTATCATTGCTGGCGTATACCAGTAAGGATCTTTAGGCGTTAAAGCCGCTGTTTCAATTGCTGCGCTGGTCGTATAGTTATAAATTCTGTTTGCATCTTTAGCAAATCTAACAATTCCCCTTGTATATTCGCGCCCTTCTATAAATGATTGACGCCCAAACACAGGAATAAGTGGGATAAATTTACCCGCCCATCTTTTAGCATCAACTAAAATTCCTGAGCCATCTATTAAATACATTTCTACAATGTGGCTTTTAGCTGTGCGCTGCTTAACGACTGTAATCCCTTGCGCTTCTAATTCGTCTAGTACTTCTTTTTCTTCGTCAAGATCAATGACACGTCCGTCAGATAACAACCCTATGTTTTTATTAACGGGCGTTTTAACCCAATATTCAGCCACTTTCACTGTGCTTTGTGTAAACCAGTCTCTGCATAAATTTTGATTGAATTGCTCTTGACTGAAATCGCTTACCGCTGAATCAGGGAACCTATCTTTATGCTCTTCAACACTCATATCAATAGTTAAAAAAGCCCAGTTAGCATCACGTTTATCATATTCTTTGGCACTTGGATCAAACCATAAAGAAGTTGTTGCTCCAAGTATTGGCTTAATCTTAGCGTCTTGCTCGAAAACATCGTCATCATTAAACTCTGTGATAACACGCCAACCACCGTAACCTCCGTTAGTCGTTTCATCAAAAGCATTATCATAAGCATTGCTGGCCTTACTTTGGCTTTCAATATTGCGAATAAGGCCGGTCATAGTCTTAGCAACATCCTCAGTCGATCCGCCAGAAACAGGGCGTATCTTAATATCTGTACGATTTTGCCGCTGGTCGCCAATTAACTGGTCAATAGCACCTGCAACTCTATTAATAGTATAACGTGGCCGCCCCGCTCTTTTAGTGATAGCCCCCTCGTCCCACTGGCCATCCTCAGTTTGAGCGAACTTAATATCTTCAACCGCTAAACGCCTTTGATTGCGCTCTTTGCCTTCTACTAGCTGAAATCGCTCTAGCGCCCTTTTATGTATTTCTTCATTAGTAGCCATCACCACTCCGATTCAAAAGTTATTGTTTCGCTTATAGGTTCTTGTAGCGAGTTCGACACAGCCATTAGGCCAAAAGCGTCCGCACCATGCGAAGCCCAGTCATGTTCCGGCCCTAAACCAATATTTCTCACTTCATCTTTCTTCTCATGATACCAGCCTAACGCATCTATGCCACCGGCACACTTTTCAGCATCAAACCACATATTAGGGAATAACCGCCTAACTTCCTCAACCCTAGCTTTGGCCGCGCCTTTACCTTGGTTTGGGATAACCGTAACATTATAACCCGCACTCTTAAATGCGCTCTCATATGATACATCATAAACACGGTCATTGGTTTTCCCATCGTGAGGAAGCCATATTTGAGCTTTACTAGGCGAATAATCATTTTCACGCATCCATGCTAAATGAGCTTCGAGTGATTGACCCTGTACTTCATAGTAATTTATAACTCGAATTTCTTTACCGATAAACTGAGCGGCCCATAACGTAAAAGCATCGGCCTTTGCGCCCGTCCCACCGATATCTGCAAATAACCTAATAGTCATCAATGGATCAGGTGCGACACGCCCTATTCTGCCCTCTTGTTTGGCCTTGGCTAAATGTTTAGCAAAATAAGCGCCTTCCGTTACCGTTGCATAACCACCATCCCAAACGTGATCGTACTCATCAGGATTATTGTTTAAGCAATCAATGCGCTCCTGTTCTAGCACAGAAGGAAACCAAGGATTGTCTGACCAATTGGCTTTAACAATAGTTGAATTTGTGGGTGGTTGGCCTTGCCTCAACAATACGTCTACAGGATCAGTCTTTCTTCGCGGGTTCCAGCTAAACCACAGTTCTGACCCTTCACTTCTTATTGTCGGCCTTAATAATCTTAACGATGTCGCAGATAATGTTTGTGCCTCTTCAACCCATGCGCGACCAAAACCTTCTAATGATTTTATTGACTCGGCTGTATGGTCTTGCATCCCTTGAAAGATTATCATCCCATCATTTGGTGTTTCTATGACCTCCTTAAACACCTTAAAGCCATCAGCCTCGCCTAATCTTAAGTCAATGAGTTTATCTTCAATAAGTTTTTTGGATGATTGTTTTAGAGTTTTTTGAACTTCACGAATGCAAACGGAACGAAGTCCCTTTTCATACAACGAATCATCAATAAGCTTTTCAGCGAAAAAGTTTGATTTACCGCTACCGCGCCCACCCCATGCGCCCTTGTATCGACTAGGGTGTAATAACGGCTCAAAAACCTCAGCGGTCGGTATTTGTAGGACTGACAATGACTCGCTCTACTTTGCTTATTGCGATAGGATTATCTTCATCGCCAGTTAATTGTATGGATTGAAAAGGTTTTCCATCTAATCTGTTCATGATTGCATCGGTAGCGGCTTGATCTCCGTCCATAGCTTTCTCAACCTGAACGCGCCAAATCTCATATAGCACTTTCATTTTGCTAACTACGTCTTTCTTAGCGCCCTTACTGGCAATTGCCATCTGTAAAGCTTGCCGCGCCATATTGTTTTTGCCGGAATTATTATTCCCTGGTTGACCGCCTTTTTTACGTTTTTCTATCATTATGCCACCGTGAAGCTTGAAGTTGTCCAATCTATTGTTAGCGTTTCGCCACTGGCTAACGTCAACGCTGAGCCAAAATCATACCACGCAATCAGTGGATCCAATGGCGATGCTGGCGTGTCATTATAAATTACAATATAGCGAAACGTAGCAACCGCCCCCGAAGCCGTCAACACCAAATCAGGCCATAATTGCGTAAATGTGCCGCTTGTTTGTGCGCTTGTGGTTGGAGATGCTAGCACTCTGCTCGATAGATTCGTATAAGATATTTCAGTTATATTCGATAAAACCGTATTTGTAGACGCAGGTGCAGTATTTGTTAACGCAACTGTAAAAGCATCTGCGCTCATGTCATGGACTTTATGCGCCAAATCTTCTACAAATTGGTCGAACTTGTTATATGTTGCCATAATCTTTTACCTTTAATTTAATACCCTAAATTTAACATAATTTGTTTGTCTAACATCAGTACTTGAAAACGTAGCTTTTAGCTTCATTCTCCAGCGCCCCACATAATCTAAATCATCGCTCGTCAATGTCGTATATTCTGCGTACTCATTAGCATTTAATACTGTACCATCTGGTAGCGTAACACTTGAGCTTGGTATAGTTGCCGTGAACTCTTTAGCTACACCGATTTCAGGCTCTAAAATAATTAACGCCTCGGTTGCTGTGCTAATATCAACACCTAAATTAACCCGCAAAGGCTGACCTATCTCGCCCTTATTAATATCTGTCATATATCACCATCGCTATTAAATCCACCCCCGAAAGATGAATTAATTGATTTACCGCTTCCAAACTTAGCACTAAACACAACACCATCGCCAAATAATGAATTAACTGATATTCCTCTAGCATCTGGTACGGGCGAAGGCGTGCCACTAAAAACAAGCGAAACATCGACCCCGTTATAAGAATATATACCACTAGATACTGTTAGTATCCTATCTGTTATAAAGTTGGCATTCGTACCATTTAAGTTAAATATACCAGAATCAGCAACTAAACCAAAACCCTGAGCAAAGTTAATGGTCGTGCCGCTATAGGTATATGTACCGCTAGCCGCTGTTAATATTAAACCTCGATCTAAAGCTGAATTGTCACCGGTATATGAATAAGCCCCACTTTGCCCAACTAAAACACGGCCTAACAACAAGGCATTATTAGTGCCGGTATAAGAATAAGAGCCGACGTTCGCGAGAATAACTAATCCGCGTTCAAGCTGATTTGATGTGCCTGTGTAGGTATACGACCCGCTATTAGCTACTAATGAAAACCCAGATACATCAACCGTAAAAGTTGGTATTGCTACTATATCACTTGTGCTAGTTGTAAGCGAAGCGGCTGGTATTGTCCAAGTTATTACTTCTTGCTCTGCTGTGTCATATGTTGCGAATGCTGGTAGTGTAATTGTTGCAACGGTATTACCTGCTGATAGTACTACGTTAGTATTATCTAGCGCTGTCTTTATCAGTGCATCCCATTTATTAGCGCCGGTTTTATCTGAGTCTGAACCCCCTGCTATAGCATCTTCGCTAGTTGTACCTGTTACGAATGTGTCTCCTGTCAGGGTAAGAACTACAGTCTTACCGCCCGTTACTATGTCTGTTTCTGTAATGCTTGCTGTTGCTGTGCCGGTTAGGGTTGCTGATACAGCGGTGACACCGCCGGTCTGTATTAATACTCTACTGCCAACAATTACAGCACTGGAACTGCTGTCCTCATATATTTTGCCACCGACAATATACTTAGACATTATGCTACTACATCAACAGTTGTATCAAAATAAACAGTAGTGCTTGTTTTAGCTACATGAATTCTAATAATAGGAACGCTATCAGCGCCTACATTACCGCTAGTTACTAAGTCCATTCTATACTCATTATATCCTGTTAGATCTACCCCACCATTCTTCCATGTTGAACTAGCACTATCATCTGTGTGAATCGTGCCCGCAGATAGTACGTTAGCACTCTGATTAGATAAATAATTGTATAGATGTTTATTTGTGCCGTCGGGATAAACTAACTCTGCCCATACATCGTTATCTGTTAGGGCTGTCGTGGATGCAAAATATATTCTTATTGTATCGGTTGACGCATTGCTTAAGTTGGCAAAAATGCTAGGGAAGTCTAAGGTAAAAGAACTACCTATACTAGTAGTAGATTTTGTTGTTGCATTGATACTGACTTTCGTTCCTGAAGAAAAGGAAGTTGACTCAAACCTATGTATTCCTGAGTCATCTTGATCTTGAGCAGAGCCGAAATAGTCTTCATAATAATATTGATATTCAGCGCCAACAGACGTACTGGACGAATTCGTCACTAAAATACTTGTTCCTAAGTTTGCAAGGGTCTCTTCTACAAACCCAACCGAGGCGTTAAGCTTACATCCGTTGATAACTATATTTAAATTATCATCTGTAGTGTGTGATGACCCATGCTTTGATAATAGAAACCCTGTTATAACTGATAAGTCTGTCCCGCATATATCTAACGCCCCTCCTCCGCTTCCTGAAGAACTTTGTATTAAACTTGCGACAGTGCTGCTTGATGTAAACGCACCCCCAAAAATTTCCATTACCGCGCCACCAGAGAACGCAAGGCCAGTCGATGTGCTGAGGCTGTGGACAGTGCAATCAGTGAGATTCATATAACAACCATCTCCGGATACGTTTAGATTATCACTACTTGTTGTTAAGTTAAAAGTACAACCCAAATAAGAACTAGATGAATTTGAAGCATTAGAGCCGACGCTAGTGCTTGTGTCATAAGTTATGCCATAATGTGAACTTTTACCATCAAATCTAATTAGGCTATTAGCCTGTTCTAGGGCTCCACTTTTTGACGAATCTTGCGCTGCATCATCTACAGATATAACCTGAACGGGGGTACCAGAAATAGGAAACACTGGCGTATAAGCACTTGCTGCATTATCAAAATTGTGTAGGTGTGAAACCAATATTATATCGCCAGCAACAGGGGGTGTAGTCGGAGTAGTTAATGCGTCCCGAACGCTAGTGTAATAAGTAGTTACAGCACCGAATGCACCTGTACGTTTTGTCGTTGTTCTCCCATTATCGCCTGCGGCTGTGCCGCCAGATTTAACATAGTAAAATGCCATTACTTAAGACCTCCCGATACCGCTTCGTAAGCCTCTAACACCGAGCTATTAGCGTCCAAACTTTCAAAGTAAATTCTAGCTGCTACAGCATCTTCTAGAGATGAGTTGAGTAATTCAGCATTCTTAGCATCAGTTAACCCCAGAGACAGTAAAGACCTTCCTATAGCTTTCATCATTGAAAAAGCCTTATACGGCTCGTCCTCGTTAAACCCTGCTCTCAGCCATGCTAGTTGTACTTGCTGCAAAGATGCAAACTTATTCGAAGTTTTTATATTATTTGACACTGCGTCTTCAGCATCGCTTACCTGTATAGATGAGAGTATAGCTGGCTCCATAGATGTGCGTTTAGAGGTGGCATCTAGCTCAGATACTACATTCAATGGGCCTCTGCTTATCTTTCTGCCATCGCTTAATGTATATTCATAGTTTGCTCTAAAGCCTCCAGACTTAACGGGAGTTAAGCTTGTTGTTCTGCTCGATGTAATCATACCTCATCCCATTCTATTGAATTAAAACAGTGATTAGGGTCAAACCAAATCAATGTGTTGATAATTTTTTCAGCTATGCGCCACGTGTAGGCATTAGACATCTGCGCCTTGTAGCCTACATGTCCGCTAATAGTTTGATCTTCATTTCCGTTTAATAACAGCACATTAAAAAACTGATCAACTGCTATGACTACGCGTAAAGGGTAACTTTTCATTGCACATTCACCGTGACAGTTATACTCATTTTAGCAGGCGCTGATAGTTCAACATTCACGCTAACCGGATCACTAAGAGTGCCCTCTTGGCCTGCCTCGACTGTTGAAATCTGAAACGTGTGAACACCATTAATAACGTTTGCGAATGAATAATCCGCGGCACTAGCTGGAATTGATAAAACAGGAATGACAGTATTGTTTATCGTCTCATATAGCCGGTACTCATCAATAGCCTGAATAGTTGTGCCATCTTCTCTGAGGGTTGGCTTCTCCCACATTAGCTGTATATCAGCGGCATAAGCGCCCATTGAGAAAGCAAATATAATAAAAGCTATTAGTCTTTTCATAATCCTTTCATTCTCTGTTTAAGATCACTAAGTTTATATTCATATAAATCTTTTATTTCTAATGCTGACACTCTAGCTTCTCTAACTTCAACTTCTCTAAGATGTACAGCTTTATCTTTTATTTCTAATTCTTTATTTCTTTTGTCTAATTCTTTTTCTGCTTTTAGCATTTCTTTTTCTTTTTTTGTTAGTTTTTTTAAAACACTTTGCATAGACTTTTTTTCTTTTTCAAGCAACTCTATTGATTCTTCTTTGTTTTTAATAATAGAATTGTTTGCTAATTCTGCTTGTTCTTTTGCTTCTTGTGCTCTGTCTTCATAATCTTTACAAAACTTAACTAAGCTTTTAGCTTTCATTAAATCTTTAGATAGTTTTAATAATTTTACGTTCTCTTTCTGAAGCTGCTTTAACATATCCTTAGCTTTACTTGGATCAGATAAAACTGCTAATAAAGAATTAACTTCTTTTTCTTTAACACTTGGTAATCCAGATATAAACATTAGCGTACACTCCGTGTTTTAATTATAGAAACTTCACCACTTTCTAATTCAGCTTTAAATCTATATACAGCACCTTGCCCTCTTTCTTCTAAAGTGCCATTGTAAGCACATCCACCATTACATTCAAATATAGCTATATTACCACTTATATCTGTTGATAGGGGATAGAAGTCAGAATCTATAAGTTTACGTTCTAATGTAACACTACCTATGCCACCAGTTATTAATAAGTTGATAATCCCTTCAAAAGCAAACTCTTCACTTATATTGTCTTCAACGGTTAGTAACATTTATACCTCAAGAAAATAGCCCCCGCAGGGGCTAATAATTCTACATTTTAATATAACGAATAACTACTTTAGCTTTACCTACAGTTGTAACAGTTGGTGAGGTTCCACCAAGAGCTACACCAATAACAGTGTCAGCCGCTAAAGGGTTAGCAAAAGACCCTCCACCAGTTCCTGTATAGACAGGATTGGTAGCCTGCGCTTGTGCTTGAGTAAGTTTAACTGCAAAGTTAGTGTTTTCAGAAGTATCTGTACCTACACCAATAGTAGGGGATGTTCCTCCTAATGCAAAAGCTTCTGTAATCTCTACATAACTTTCAACAAACTTACTTCCCGCAGGGATAGTTAGTCGTGTATTAAAAGCTGTTCCACTTCCAAAGTCATTACCAGTAATGTATACAATAGCTTCTTGTACAACACCATCAGCCTCTACATGGCCTCCAGAAATAACTCCATCTTGTGTATCACGAGGGCCATACTGATTATAAGCAGACCCAGAAGTTAAGTTCATAGTTAGGTTTTCATAACTCATAAGTCTTCTCCTACGCTGTAGCTGTTGCTGAGGTAATGATAGTACCAAGCGTATCTAAACGCTGTACACCTTGTCCCCAACGAGCTGTTTGGTCAAACTCATCACGTTTCTTAGAACGATCTCGACCGGTTTCTGTTTTAGGTGGCTGTCTCCATGCTACCATTCCTGGTGTAGTGTTATCATCTAGAATACACATAAAGATATTTACGCTACCACCTTCTGTTGGAGCATTGGTTGATCCATCAATACTAACACCAGCCGCTAATGTTGGTAGGCGATTTGAAGTCCAAATATCCCAACCATATAAAGATGTGATAAACTTATGCTCTTTAGCAAAGCCATCCTTAACAAGAGTTTGTGTTAATGTAGATGCTGCATCCATATTACCGGCACCAGTGGTAAGTTGTGCTCGCTTACTAAAGGCTGCTGCTGACACAGGATCAACAATGGCAATGCGTCCACCCATAGGTACATTAGCTTTATCAAAAGCTAGAGACATATCAATCAAGTCTGCTTCAGATAAAGTCATATTAGTGCCAGAGGCAACTAGACGGTGAGCAAAGCCATTAATATCATTTGTAGCACCTTGTGTTTGTGCATCATTCAATGTTTTTAGATAGCGTGTTTCAAACACTTCTTGTAATGCGCGAGAGTTCTCTGTAGCTTGTGCTGCATGTAATGCTTCTACTTGAGAACCATCTTGACGTATTACGTCAGTTATATACCATGCTCCACCTACATAATCAGAGATCTTTAGTTGAACAACACCAGAGTCAATAGGATTGTAAGTTAAATCCTCATTCTCTGTAATATCTTGTAGAGTCACTGTACCAATCGTTTTAATATTAAGAGTGGTACCAGAACCAAAGCTTGCTACATTACGATAGAAGTTAGTTGGTAACAAACCATCGTGTAAGTTGGTTAGAATATGAGAATCATATTGTTGCGCTTCAATAAACGCATCTGAATTCCCATCGGTGCGGCCTGAGCCAGGTGTACCTGCAATTTGAGCCATGAGTTATTTCCTCTAAGTTTTGGCTGCCTCTCTCCAACTAGTTACAGAAGAACTTGTTCCTCCTGTAAATACATCCATATGGGACATATCTGGATTGGGCTGTTTAGTTTGTAAGACGTTTGTATTAACAGTTGTTGTAGTTGGATTAGCTGTATGTGGTGTAGCAGTTTCATTGAAATATGCTAAGACAGCTTGTGGTGCTTGTCTAGCCATATCACTTAGATAGGGTACACTAATACCAAGTTCATTAGCTTTACTAGTGAACTGTTGTTCTGCTTTATCTCCAAAGACAGTTTTAAGTTTTGTTAACACGGTGGAAGCATTAGCGTTTTGCCTAGCTTCGTTATCACGCTGGTCTAATCGTTGATCGAGTAGAGAAGCTAATGTAGTCTCATCAATACCTGTAGTAGAGGGTAATTCTGCTTGGGTTTGCTGTGACTTTAGTTGTGCTAATACTTCTTCCATACCTTGCTGCTGTGCCACTGTCTCTTCAAGCTCTTTAATCTTTTGAGCTTGCTCCGCTATGTGAGTTTGAGCATGTGAAACAGATGCTAAGGCTGTTGGAACATCAGCATACTTTTGTCGTCCATCGTCTGATTTAATAGCTTGTAGCTGGTCAGCAAACAAAGAATTAGGATCAGTGGGCTGCACTGTTTGTTCTGCTGGTGCTACAGCAGGAGTTGTGGCTGGTGCCACTGGCTCGATTATTTGTTCTGATGTAGTGAGGTTATCACTCATATTTATATTCTCTTAGTCATTCATTTAATTAATTTAATTACTTCTTCAAAAGCTTGTTGTCGAGCAAGTTCCTCTGCATAATACTCAGATAGATTCTGAATATTACCTTTTACGGCATCTTTCATTTGTCGTAAACTTTGGTCTATCCTGTAAGATAGAATCTCTTCAAGCCTCTCTCTAATTATAACAGAGTGAGTGTAGCTGTCTAGTATATCGTTAGCTTCTTGTTCTGTTTTACCTTTAGCCCAGCGTGGATGCATCTGGTTGCCCTCCATCTATGGGTGTGGCTTGTTCTGTTGCTAAATCTTCTTGGCCTTGGTTTACAAGTCTTTGACTTTCAATCTGATCCATAATACCAGCATTGTCACTAACTAAATCAAACCTATCAAGTTGTAGCATGTCTTCAAATAGTTTAGCTAGTTTCTTATCTGATATATGATTCTGTATCTTAGCCCATATAGGAGAGTTAGCTAAACCTGTTAAGTTTTGTACAAGCTGTGCTTGTGCTGCAAAGTGTCTAGATCCTATGGGTCGTATTTTACCCTTAGCTGTAATGTCTTCTTTGGTTATCTCTATAAACTGTGTAACACCTAAGTCATCATCCATTACTCGAATAATGTCACTACCTTGCATATTTCTAACAGCAGTCTCTAGCATATTATTTAATATGGGTTCTACAATCTCTACTTCAAACTGTGTAACTTTCTCTTGGAATATTCTACCTGCAGCGTTATCTAAACTCTGCACTTCAAAGGCTGTCTTCTCCCCCGGAGTGCGTATACCAGCGGCTTGCTTAGGAGCACCAGCTAGTTCTTCCATTAAGTTTAGAAGAGCTGCCATTTCACTCTCAACTCTATTTAGATCTGCACCAGTGAACAGCGGTCGTACATCACCATCGTGTTCCATATGGAACTCTGCAAAAGGCCCCCACTTAACAGCTTCTTGTAGTTCACCTTTAAATACTAATGGTGGAGCTGCTGTAAGATCTTTAATGTCTGCTGCTAAGTTCTGTAGATGATCTAAGCGATATTGCATACCAACTAGATTCTCTAGTGGTGACATTGCATATAGGTTATCTGGACGCTTACGCCACCCAGCCATCTCTTTAAACCCACCGCGCTTCCATGCTGGGATGGGTTCTTTTCTAACCACATGCTTTCTATCTACGATAGTTATGATGTAGTCATCTAACAGCTCACCAGTTACAGGGTCGTGTAAAGTGCCCTCAAATTCTAACAACTCTACATAACCAGAACCATAGTATTCAAACAAAGAACCAAAGCCATCTATTGAATAGGCTTCAGCCTTTCTAAAATCTTCTGCTGTCAACCCTGTCAATACACTACGTGTATCTTTAATAAGCTGTAAGCTATTCTCTATCCACTCTGTGGGATTCTGAAGCATCTCTAATTCAAACTCACCAAAGCGTTTAATGCTTCTAGTTATCTTATAGCTATGGCTAAAGTCTACAGCTGTAGCATCAAATACACAATCTAATGGTGACACTCGTACAGCCTTTGGGCCTACATATCCTGGAATCTTTTCTCCAGTTTCTTTGTCTTCTTTACTTTCATTAATCCAAACTACATCAGCTATAGCTATTCCATAATCTATATAGTCTACTAATAGCTGTGACACTGTAGATCTAAATCCACTCTCTCTAAGCTTATTACTCATGTAAGCTTGTACAGCTTCTTTCTTAGAGATGTCATTAGCATCTTGTGTATAAGCTTCCCACTTGAAGAAGTTATCATTAGGGAATTCAGCTGCTATGTAATTAGAATGTAAATTATCTCTAATCTGACAAAGCTTTGGTATTGTTGTAGAGTTCTTCCAAGGTAGTTTTTGGTTTGTTGTGGTGCGTGTATCTGTAGCAAATATATAGTTTCTAGCTTCTGCCCATGCAGCATCTCTACCAGATCTCTGCCCTCTGAGCTTATCCCACTCTTCAGATATAAAGTCAGCCAAGCCTTTCCTATCTAATATTCTTGTGGCTTCTAATACACTATCTGTCACTGTCATCGGTAAGCCACTCCTCCAAATCTATTATTGAATAAAACCACATTATCATTCTCTTGTATAGAAGAGTTGTAATCTCTTGGAGCCTTAGCTGTCTCAACAACAGATGCAAGACAATCTTTAATATCATCATGTGGTGGTCGTGCTCTGATCAACTCTTCTTCTAACACTGGTATATATCCACCTTTGTAATGCCACATCTGTTGATTTTCATATCTAGGTTCAAGTGCTGCTGCTATCCTCTCTTCCTTACTACCTTGCTGTCTAGTAGGTCTATGCTCATCAATACTTATTAAGCTACCATTACTTCTAAACCTATCTTTTAAATCTCTTACTATAACAACTTGAGCTACAGTTACTTCAGCTCTTAAACGTCTGAAAGACCACTTTATGTGCATCTCTTCAATCTTCTTATAATAGTCAATAATCTTATCTGTTTTAAATCTATCTATATCTAATACAAATATTTCATGTGAACTATTAACACCTACTACAACTATTGCAGAATAATCTGCCTTCTTATTTAATGAGAAGGCGAAGTCAATACCTGCATACACGTTAAGCTTATCTCCTTTAAAATACCATTTACCGTTGGTATTGCTAAGATGCTTTTTGTCATAGTATTGAAATCTTGATATATCGAATCTCTGGCTTTCTGGATCGTTGGGGTCATTGTAATATTGTGCATAGAACTGGATACGGTCTGAATACATGGCACTAATGCGGTTAAGCTCTTGCTTATTAAAACCAAAGAGTTTTCCATCAGCTCTGGCTGTACGCGGCCAGATAAATACTCCATCAGTTTCAACAACCTCTTCTTTAAGATCCCACAAATCTTCTGTACCAACTGTTTCACCGTCATCACCATATACATCAATCCTCTGTTCTTTCCAAATGCTGTATTGATCTGCTGTGTGATAACGTGTACCACAAGCCTTAACCATACCACCAGTGTTTAAGATTGAAGCCATTTGTGACATAGCTGCAGAACACTTAGCTCTACCATCTTCTGTGTAAGCGTTGTCTGGGACAACTACATCATCTGCCACTATAACGTCTGAGTGTAGCCCTGTGGTGTTTGTAGTTAAACCTGCAGCATAGATGGTGAAATCACGAACACCCTCTTCTAGACGCTTTGGGTGGTCTACAGAGATAGCTCCAGTAGTCCACTTCTCTCTCTTACCTTCTTCAGCATTAACCATCTCAGGCCAATATCTTTTATATACTTTAGAAGTTAGAGTGTTCTTAATTGCATATAGCTGTGCTTCTGCTAGTGTTGTAGTTGCTGACACATACATAATAGATGTATCTGGATGTTTAGTAATCCACCAACAACACCACACTTCTAAACAATGGCTCTTCATGTGAGCACGCGGCAATAAGAGTAGTTGGTTTGGTGTCTTTACTGCTTGAAGCCATCTAAACACTTCCTTATGCAACTCACCATACTCCCTCTCAGGGTGTACAAGCTTAGCAAATGTATATAGATCAGCTAACGCTAGTTGTCTTATCTCATCTACAGTGTTAGTCATTTAATCCGTTCTAGATCATTTGAATAGATTGTATGAAGCTTTGCTTCCTTCTTAACTTCATTCTCTACATGCTGCTTGCTTGGTCTACCAGCACCTTTAATAACATCATATTCATAATTAGCTAAGAACTTCAATGTAGCTTGTGTAGCAGTGCCATCAGCAACTTGCTGTAACATTGTCTTCATACTTCTACTACGTAACTTAGCATTCAACTCTTTAACCATAGCTGTGTAATAAGGTTTAAAGAATACTTTACATTTAATCCTAAGCCAATGCTCATAGTTACCAAAATACTTGTTAGCAAAGTCAAACTCAGCTATATCTTCCATCTCTACATATAGCTTATGCAAACTTAACACTGGCTTACCTTTGTAAGCTTTATCCCAAGTTTGCAGAGTGTATAAGATAGATGCAGGTGTTTGGCTAACTTCAAGGAATAATCCTTGAGTAATCCATTTGTTACCATTACCTTTATACTTTTTCATACAAACCTTGGCAGCAATGCTGCTATGCAAATGAGCAGACTATTTGGTCTGCATGGATTAAAAGATTAAAGCTAGCAGAAAACGTAGTTTGTCTGCAAAGCTATTGTTACATAACTTCAGGGATGAAGTTATAAAAGATCTTGTCTACAAGGAAGTAGACAATGTTTAATATTAATACTTATACTTATACAAACCCTTAAAGGTTTGTATGTAATTAATGATTATGAATGTAATGAATAATTATATAATTACGCATTCTTTTAAGAAGAATGCTTATATGTTTAATTACTTTATATAAGTATTATAACATACTTTTCTCTAAACCGCACAGATATTAACAATTCTTTACAAAATTAATATATAGAGTTACACTAGTCCTTGTAATAACACGATAGGGTTTAATACCTGAGCACTTCTTTTCTTCCTCCTCAAGAGGAAATACACTCAGGTATTTAGGGAGGGTGGGAATATACAATATACCCCCGCATATATATTTCTGCTCATATACATAATTTCTCTGAGAATTATTTAAGGTTCAATGCACTATAAAAACCTACCCCTTACCCCCTTACCCCCCTTAAAGCTTTTATACTCATGCTCATGCATTAAATAAATGTTAGCACTCACTAGCATTCCTTATATGTATATCAGTATCTTCTAATACATAATGGCTTAATAATCCTAAGTATAAAATAATGGCCAGCTTAAAGAAATTAGAGTAATTACTATAACTCCCCCTCACTATAACCATAAAGAATATAAACCATTGTTTTAATAAGCATTAATACATATAACATATAGTTATAAAGAACAGATATTATCTAGGTTATTATACCAATTAGTTCTACACTTTAAACACAGTTGGCATGATGTTTGAGAAGATGTCTATATTGCTCTGTGCTGGGCGTTCTATGGATATGCTATACGTTGCCCTCCCTAAAAATAGATATTAGTTTGGCATACATTATGCTAGGTGAAATGACCCTTGTATTATGTACATTATTATGTTAGTCAAGATCAGACTCTATATATACATATAAACAAGCCATCATAATCTACATAACAATCAAGTTTATTATAACTATTTAGTCTTGCATTATTATTATATTCATGTACTATTAACAGTGTTCACGGATTGAACCGAATGTGTAATAAGGGATTAGAATAGATTAAAAATAAAGCTTGACTTATGTTTATATTAGTTTAAGCTTTATAACAAGCATCCTAACTTAGGTTAGGCACATAACAACTATGGTTTAGTTGTAACGTATTCCATTCGTTTAATAATGGTTTGTAGAATGATATCTACATAATTGTGATAGCATTAGCTTTGTGAGTGTTGGAGCATTATGTTCATGTCGTTTGAAGTGGGTAGCTGGTACGTTTGGGCACTCATTCTCGTGTGATTAACGAGCAGCAATAGGGCTAGCGCCTCAACCTGCCTAAACAATACAAACTCTATTCAATTTTTATCCTTGTTTTAATGTCGTGCATTGTATGACATTCTTGCATTGATAGATTGTTTAGATATAGGCACTATCCTAGTACCTATACATTAAACAAAAGGTGAAACAACATGAACATTCTAACTATTAAGCAATCAAAGGAAACAACCGAACTAATCTTACAAGCTGGCACGAAGCTTGATGAACATATACATGCCGTTGGTGTTGCTGGTATTGCGCACTTCTTACAGCATGGTGATAAGGATGTATTAACAAATCTTGTTAAGGCTATGCCTAAGAGTAGTCGGGGTAATGCCTTGAAGCTCTGGATTACTAAGCATGTTAAAGTTAGGTGGAATAAGAAAGCATATGCTGGCTTAGGTGGTTATGTTGGTAAGATGCCACAAATCAATAGCTTTGCTAAGATTGCTATTGTAATGGCGGCTAATGCTGAACCATTCTATGAGAAGAAAGATACGGAAGCTAGTGTGTGGAATGAGAAGGCGGCCGTATTAAGCTTAGTTAAGAAGCTCCAAGCTTTCAGTGAAGAACATGAATTGAGTGATGAAGGTAAAACCGTATTAAAAGCTATGGCTTAACACTCACGCCTTTGTCTTAAATACAATTCTATTGGCCACCATTAACTAAAAGGGATAGTGTCATGCAATCAATAAGAGATAATATTATGATAAGTATTCTTATCATTAGCCTTGTTCTTGTGGTATTGAGCATACCTTTAAACTTAATCGCACTAACTATATCGGTTGAGTTTATATTAATATATTTAATTGCAACTCACGAGGAATAAATAACATGCAATCAAGAGCTTATAAACAAATTAGGTGTATTAAGAGGTATGCACACGCTTGTCATATCAGTATGGATAATGCTGGTATGTTGTGGGTAATAACAGGTTGTGCCGCACAATGGGCACAACAAAATTAACTGGCCGTCATAGCCACAACGAGGTAATAACATGTTTGATTACAATAATTATGGCACACGACTAACCTTGTACAGTCCTGCTGTAGATGCATGGGGGGATAGGCCTAGACTGAGTATAGACTGTGTAAATCTAATAGCAGATTGTTCTACTGTTAGCTTAGGTAATATCTCCTGCAACGCCAATTCTAATGAGTCCAGAGAGGCTATGTTCAATTGCTTGCTTCATTACTTGTGTAAACAAAGAGCCGCTTTGCATAGTCCAGAAAAATATACATGGAAACTCATAACTACGTGTGCTGAATATGACATGGAAATGGGTGTATATAAGGGGTTTTATAAACTGTTAAGCAACGCTAGTAATAATGTTCATATAAATGAAGTGAAGAGTTGGAAGGGTTATGAGGATTTTAAAATAACAGTGTATGAAGTTAGTAAGAATTATAATTCTGTGCCAGATTTTAATCTACCAGATAATTATAAAGATTTTTATGTAGAAGAAACCCTTTCACCAACAATGCCTACTACTACCTTTGGAAGTGTTCGCATAGCCAAGGTTGAGGAAAAAGATTTAGAAGAGTACTATGAAACGTTGGAAGATTGGGATGAGGATGAGAGGCCAGAAGTTTATGAAGATGAAGAGGAATGGGATTGATGTCAATATTTAAACAGATTGGAAGTGATGTAGAGTTAATCCCACCTGAGGCCGCCGAATCTCTTCAGGAAACACAAGCAGATATCCCCCCCGTTCTTAATCAGGCAACAAAGGTTAATGTAGCACCCACTCAAGTAGTTGAGGTACCCGAAGAAGCAGCGCGGACTTCTCCACAAGGAATCCGCTATAGTCTTTTAACTCAAAGGCCTCAGGTATTTAGAGAAGTGTTCCGCCGATTGGGCTACACACCAACTCCAGCGCAAAGAAGTATAGCAAATGGGCTAGATTATTATGAAGTAAACTTAAAAGAACTTTTAAAGCCAGATAATATAAATCAATTGATAGAAGTTATGAAAGAGGAAGGAATTGATGTCAATATTTAAACAGATTGGAAGTGATGTAGAGTTCTTTGTCTCACGCGACGGTGAGATCGAGAGTGTTAATGAACTTATAAAGGGTAGCAAAGAATGCCCAAAGCTAGTGAAAGATGGAAACTTACAAGAAGATGGGGTATGTGCTGAGATGGCAATAGATCCTTGCATAACATTATCTGATTGGCTTAGTAAATTAGCTAGTGTTCATATGCAATTGTCTGACCAGGTTGGAGTTAACAATTATGAACTGGTGTGTAAGAGTAGCCATAGATATACAAAGGATAAACTACTTGGCTTCACTGGTAAAGAGATGGCTATGGGGTGTAGCCGCGACTTCAATGTATACACTGACTCATACAATCCTAAACCTAACCCGAAGCAGCGTCTAAGGACAGCAGCGGGACATATACATTATAGTTATGTGTCACCACATGTTGAAACAACGAAGCGCATAGCTATGTGTATGGACTACATATTAGGGGTGTGGAGCGTGTTGCATGACACAGATGTATTCAGAAGAACAATGTATGGTAAGGCTGGTTGTATTCGCATTAAGCCATATGGTGGTGAATACCGTACACTTGGTAATTTCTGGATGACTAATACAGCAAGGCAGAGATATGTCTACAACATGACTAAGCTGTGTGTCGAGAGACACGCCTCTTTACTTCCAGTCTTTAGTTTAATAGCTGATGAAAAGAAAATACAAGCCATCATAAATGAGTGTGATGCTGAAAGTGCTGCACTATTATATCCACAAATACTTAAAGTCCTGTCTAACAAGGAGATGTGTGATGAACGTGCTGCATGAAATGTCAATAGATGATATGAACGCTAGTTATGCTAGCACTTATGCTTTAATAAATAATAGGTGTGTCCATCTATCTGATTTTTTTTGCGATGAGGATTATAATGAACCTTATGTGTTTTATAAACACCTTGATGAGAGCGATAGTCAATCAACCCACATTAATGATATAACCTTGTGTCAAACAGATTTAGGTATGTTTGAAGATGAAGATGGGTCTGTGCTGTATATAGCACGTAAAGCAGAGCGTCAATGGAAACGGGGGTTAAGAACACATAACTTACTGGCTTACAGTTTTAAAGAAGGTGGTGAAGTGACCATAGCTGACATTGGTGTAAGAAGGGGAGCTAGGGTGGCTAAGTTTTTCTTAGAGAAACAAGGTTATTCAACTAAAAATATAACTAGAGATATGTGTGTAACAAAAGGTTATCTGTTCTTCAGAAACTTGCCTATAGGTAAAGTTATAAAAGATGGTGTAATACAATTACACACAAAACAATTTATTCCAAGAATAGGAGACTGGGTGTATGAAAACAATAGCTGAAATATTTGGGCTAAAACCACCAAAGGTTAGTGAAGTACCTTTAGTTGGATTGGAATTGGAAGTTGAAGGAGATTGTATTAATGCAGTAGATCTTAAAGGCTGGAATATTGTTAGAGATGGCTCTTTGCGAGATGGTAGGGAGTTTGTTTTATCCACTCCAATGCGTAGACTGGCATTAGATAGGGCTGTAGTTAACTTATCCAAGTACCTGTCCACAACAAGATGTGTGTTGTCTCACAGAACATCGTTGCATGTACATATAGATATGCGTAACTACACTATACTAGACATTGAGAAAATTTATAAACTGTATGCTTTATTTGAACCAGCTTTATACACCATTAGTGGTAAACATAGAGCTAGTAATATATATTGTCCAGGATTTACCTTTGCAACTGAACAAGTGAAGCAAGCTGCCTTAGCTTTTAGTGTTAAAGATGTTGGCAGTCTGGTTAACACTAGCTGTAAATACACTGGACTTAATCTTGCTGCTTTATGTGAGTTTGGTTCTATAGAAATTAGAACACACTGCGGCTCTTTAAATGCCCATGACATATTAAATTGGGTGGACATACTACTAGCCATCATTGCCTGGGCTACATCACACACTCTTGAAGAGATTATGTTATTACAATCTGGTAGTAGTAGAGAGTGTATATACGCTGTATTTAAAGATAAGTTACAGCTACCTATAGTATATAAAAGCGATTTATGCAGGTACTGGGATAATGCTAAATACAATGTATTGTATATGAGTTTAATAGACGAGATGTTATTGACTACAGAACCAATAGATAATAAAAGTATTCTTGATAATGAAGAATTAATTAATGAAATAAATAGGAGAGTTTAATATGTGTGGATTGGTGGGTATTGCAAGTTCTAGTATGACACAAGCTGGTGATGATTTTTTTACCAACTTGTTATATTTTGATATGATAAGAGGCCCGCACTCAACAGGTGTTGCAGTTGTGAATCGTTCAGGAGACTGTACAGTGTATAAACGTGCTCTAATGTCGTGTGATTTTATACAATTAAAAGCATATAAAAATATATTACTAGCTCCAAACACAGCGCTGATGGGGCACAACAGGTTTGCTACTAAGGGAGCTAAGGATGATGACAACGCTCATCCCTTTAAACACGGCACAATCACGATGATGCACAACGGAACTTTAACTAAAACAACAGTGCATGATGGTGACATAGCGTTTGATACAGACAGTGAAAGTATATGCTATGCCTTATCTCAAACTAAGGATGCTAACACTGTATTAGAGAGTTTAGAGGGGGCTTATGCCTTAGTGTGGCATGATAGTGAAGATAATACTATACACTTTGCTCGTAACTCTGAGCGTACTTTATGGATGGGATGGGTAGGAGCAGACTTAGTATGGGCTAGTGAAAAGAATATGATTACATTAGCAGCAGAACATAATAAAGCTGTAGTTAAAGATTTAGAGCTGTTAGAGGTTGGTAAACATTTATACTATAAAGCCGATAATTTATCTGAAGGAGGTTTATACGAGGAGTTTGATGTAAAAAAGCCACATATAAGGATTATTGGTGGGAGCATGAGTGGTATGGCTCCTACTAATAATAGCTCTTTAGAAAATTATATAGGAGAGTATATGAGTGGTTGGATATATGCTGTTAAAGATACAGGATATTGTAAAGCTTCTTCAGATACTGGAGATGAGATAAAGTTTTGCATAAGCAAGGATCTTGTAAAAAAGTGGCGAGCCGCTGCAGATATTGGTGGCATGGTGAGAGGTAAGGTGACATCAGCAAGCCACTATTTTTCTAGAGGCCAACCAATTAACAACTTCTCTTTAAGTGGCAAGGGGTTGGAGTTGATAGACTTGGAGTGTGTTACATACGGAGATGGCCTTGAAGCTTGTGGTATATGCAAACAACCTATAGAGGCATCAGAGGTGTGTGAACAGCATGGCTCTGAATATTTTCACGAAAGATGTTTAGATGTATATACATCATGTAAAGGAGTGGAAGGTAATGTATTATAATAGAGTTAGAATAGATAGGAGTTCAGCTAGTAGAGGGTCTAGAGCTTTGAGTGAAGAGCTTAGGCACAGAGGTGTTAACAGTAGATTGTTACATATGCAAAACAGTGTATATAGACAACAGGCTAGTGATCTAGTTATTAATTGGGGTGTAACTAATAAAGATAGAGGTATTAATAAGAATGCACACCTAGCTTGTAATAAGCTCAGGGCTTTATGTTTAATGTCCTTGAAGGACATACCATTGCCCCCCTTTACAACTAACATAGAGAAGGCGTGGGAATGGGCTGAGAAAGGGCATACAGTTGTATGTCGCACTACATTAAGAGGTTCAGGGGGTGTGGGTATTGTATTAGCTACAACTAAAGAGGAGGTTGTTGATGCACCCTTATACACCAAGTATGTAAAGAAAACACAAGAGTATAGAGTGCATGTGTTTGATGGTGAGATCATAGATGCACAACGAAAGGCTAGAGATAGATCTGTACCAGATGATGATGTTAACTGGCAGATACGTAATCATAGCAATGGCTTTGTATTTGTACGGGAAGGTGTAAACATATTAGACAGTGTTAGTGATATGTGTAAACAGGCCATCATAGCTTTAGGTTTAACCTTTGGTGCAGTTGATTTAATATACAATGAACACTATAACAAGTGGTATGTATTAGAAGTTAACACAGCACCTGGCCTTGAAGGTATTACATTAGATAGTTATACAAATGCAATTATAAAATATATGGAGAATTCATAATGAATAAATTTAAAGTTGGTGATAAGGTTAGATATACAATAGATGGTCGGTTTGGTGCTACTGTTACTGTAACTAAAGTTGATGGAGATAAAGTATATGCAAAATCACAGTCTAATAGAGTCGCCTATTGTAACAACTGCGATAGTGTTGAATATGCTTACACTCGCGAAGATTTAGAAGAGGCCATGAATGTGTTTGAAGCATTATCTATATTTAGATACAGTGGGGATGGGCGTGGCGGTTATACTAAATATGCCCACAAAGGTTATAATACAATGAATAAGTTTAGAATTCTAAACAGAATATTCCCTACAAAACAACAAACAGAACTTGCTAAACTGGAAGAACAAGCGCAAGAGTTAGCAGATAATATTAAACAATTAAAAGAGAGTATGGACAATGAATAATATTACAACAGTTGGTGTATATGGAACTTTAAAACAAGGTAGAAGTAACCATGATTTATTACAACATATTAAACGAAAGGCAGAGGGTTGGATAGATGGACACAGACTGTATGAGTCTGGAATACCTTTCTTAATTGCAGATGAAACATCTGAGTACAAAGTTTTAGTAGAATTATATGACGTAGATGCTGAAACGCTACGTCATTTAGATTGTCTAGAAGGACATCCTTCCTGTTATTGCAGGAAGGAATTACCTATAGAACTTAAAGATAATAAAGAAACAATAGCTTGGATATATGAGTATCCAAGCATAGTTGGTATTGAAAACACTAGTGGTGTTTTCTAGTTCTTAATACTATTATAACATTGAAATTGCAGTACCGCACATTTAATTTAAAATAGGTGAAACAAATGTTAGTTTGTGTAGAGATAGAAGCTTTACATTATTATGTAATAAAAGCATTGCAACTAAATGTAGGAGGTTTAAATAGCAGTGTCAAGTATGATATTAAAATACTATATGACACTATAGAATCTAAGTTTATAACAGAGTATATAAACCTGCGTACACGTGGTGATGGTGGTATACTTCTAATCAGTACGTTTGATACTGAAGAGTATACTAAAGTAAAAGTATCAAATACTTTAATAGACACACAGCAATGGAGGAAAGAGCGTGAACAACAAAATGAAAGATTTGCTCCTCTCTTTAACATCAGAAGTTGGGGAAGTTCGTACAATATGTCCCGTATGCGGAGGCGGGTCAACCAAGGAGAGGAGTCTGGTGATATGCAGAGATCAGAGGGAAGTGAAGTGGATATGTCACAGAGCTTCATGCCAGAACCGAGGGTTAGTACAAGTAATGTGTGGCGGGAGTATTTACAACACACCACAACACAATCATCACCTGCCCTCGCCTTGCAAGCCCTTACAAGGATTGGAGCCGACATACAACCCGATGCTCATCCTGGATAACCTAGGAGATAAGAGAGGAGTGACATGGAGAGTTAAGCCTGAGTATAAATCACGAATAACACCAAAGAATATAAATGATGTTCAGCAAGATTGGTGTATGCTACATTTTCCTGCAACTGTACAAGGTAGGAGTGTTATATTAGTTGAAGATATAGCCAGTGCTGAGAAGATGTTCCCTTATTATCCTTGTGTAGCTTTACTAGGAGTTAATCTAAATGAAGTCAAAATGGAATATTTGTTGCAACAAGGGATTAATCATGTTATAATAGCATTAGATAATGATGCTACAAGACAAGCCATTAGGATTGCAAGGAAATGGATAGTTAAATTATCCATCCTCCCTCTTGAGAGGGATTTAAAAGATGAGACAGATGAACGCTTAAAAGAAATAGCAGAAGGGATAAGTGATGAAAGATAATAAAGTTATTATATCAAATCAAATAGAATGTAATTCATGTCATGATAAGATATGGAGTGGACATGTGCATGACTTTGTTACTTGTGACTGTGGTAACGTAAATGTAGATGGTGGTAATTGTTACATGAGTAGAGGGTGGAAGACAGGAGAATCATACACAGAGCAGTCAATAGAATTTGATAAAGATGATTTAGAATCGTTAGTTAAAGATATTGAGTTATTTAAAAAGACTCGTAACTCTTTAGGTGTAGCTTATGCTATGTTTAGATGGTTTAGGGATAATGATTATATTATAACAAAGAATACAGGAGATTAGTATGTCTGGTGTGTACGTAATAAGTGATTTACATTTAGGACATAAGAATATATTAAAGTTTGCTGGTAGATATAGAGCTTGGGCTGACACTGTTGTTGAGCATAATCATATTCTATTAGCAAGGATTAATTCTGTATGTAGAGATAAGAGGGACTTATTATATATACTGGGTGATGTAGCCTTTTCTATTGAAGATTTAGATTTGTTATCAGAACTACCTTGTAGAAAGATTTTGGTGCGAGGTAATCACGATAGGTTTCAGGATGGTGTGTATCATAAGTATTTTGAATCTATACAAGGTGTGATAAAGTATAAAGGTATGTGGCTTAGCCATGCACCAATACACCCCAATGAATTGAGGGGTCATATAAATATACATGGACATGTACATTTTAATAGCATAAGAAATAATTATACACAAGCGTTAGATAAGAGGTATATAAATGCTTGTGTTGAAATGACTGATGGGTATCCATTAGATTTAATAAAGATTAGAGATAAATACAAGCCATCATAAAGGAGATATAATGATAGTTTTTGAGGAGTTAAAGTGTGAGTAGAGAAATTAAATTTAGAGCTTTCAGGAAAGATATTAATAAAATGGTTGAAGTCTTGCTAACACCCAATGGCGTTGGTTTTTATGATTGTTTTAGTAGGAGTGTATTTGAATACAATAGAGGTTTGTTCTCAAAACCTATGCAATATACTGGCTTTAAAGATAAGAATGGTGTGGCTATTTATGAAGGAGATATTATAGGGTCTGAAGCATTTAAACTGCTTGTCAAGTTTCACAAATACCAAGGACGGTGGTTTGCAAACGGTGATGATTGCCATGTTCTATGGGGACATAAGTTCCATCTAAAGACTGTTATAGGCAACATTTATCAGAATCCAGAATTATTAATTAATAAGGAGTTAAAATGAATATATATCATAAGTCCTTAACTGTTATACAGAGTTGTACTACTTTTAGACAGGGTTATATATCTTTACGATATGTACATCTAGCTAAACGTTATTTATCAAAACCTGAGTATAGTATTATAAAAGAGCTTTGGTTAAGGAAAATGGAGGAGATGACTTATCAATAGAGAACAGAGAGTGCTAAGTGCCATGCTTGCAAGCAGGGAGGCTTATAATAGTATTGCATCTGTTAGAGAAGAAGGTGATTTCAGTGAACAAGGGTGGATGCTCGTACAAGAGATTTGTGGCTTCTATGACAAAGATAATGCTGCTACATGTATAGATAAAAACATTGTAAAAGATATTATAGCTCGTAATTATCCTAAGAGTAGTAGGATTATTAATTCTGTTATAGATAATCTAGAAGAATGTTCTGTAGAAAACACTGTAGCTGAATATATAGACTTAAAGAAGGAGGCTTTAGAACATAGAATAGCTGATGCTATGCTTGCTGGTGAAGACTATGATGATTTGATAGAAAAACTAATAAGTTTAGCTGTAGTTGAAGAAGAGCAAGAGAATACAGTTTTTATTAATTATGACTTGGATGAATTATTAGAAGACTTATCACCAGATAATCTAGTAGCAGTGTCACCAGCTTGTCTTAACGATAGGTTAAATGGTGGGTTGATTCCAGGAAATCAAGTGGCTATATATGCCCCAACAGAAGTTGGTAAGAGTTTGTTAGCCATACATATGCTCTGTGGCTTCCTTAGAGAAGGCAGGAGAGTGTTGTATTGTGGTAATGAAGATCCAGCTAAGAGTATGCTGTTACGTATATATACATCTTTAACTGGCATGTCAGAGGAGGAGATAAGAGCAGACCCAAGAGTTGCTAGGAAGATAGCTGAAGCTGAGGGGTATAACAATCTAGTCTTTAAAGACATGCAGCCAGGTAGTTTAAGAGAGATTAGGATGCTAGTGGAAAAGCATAGTCCAGAAGTTGTATTCGTAGATCAAATGGCTAACATGGAATGTCGTAGCGCAAACAAAGTGGAGAAGAATGAAATCTTAGCAGCTAGCCTTAGAGCTTTAGCTAAGAGGTTTGAATTTATTAGTATTATTATACACCAAGCAAGTGATTCAGCTTATGGTAAGAATATACTTGAGAAGAATGACTTATATTTTAGTAACGTTGGAGTGCAAGGAATGATGGATGTAATGATTGGAATGGGTATGGATGCAAGTTATGAACAACAAAACTTACGTATGCTATGCCTAACTAAGAATAAACGTAGTGGTAGACATGATAATATACCAGTATCTATAAACCCATTGTTGAGTAAAGTTATGGAGGATTAGATATGTCTGAGTATATACCGGGTATGAATTGTACTTGTTGTGCTAGGTGCCAAGAAGAGTGCGCTTGTGTTGAAGTAGATTGGACTGATCCTATAATTTATAAATTACGAAGACAATTAGATGAAGCTATAGAATTGCTAGATAATAGTAATAGACGCTTCTTTCTAGACAAATATAAAGAGGAACTAAATGAAATCATTTGATGATATTGCAGAAGAAATGGGTGTTAGTAGGGAGAGTGTTAGACGCACCTATCACCAAGCTATGAAAAAGCTAGCTACACAAGATATACTAGAATTGTTTGAAACCCCTTATCCATATGAACAAGCATTAGATCAGCTTATATATGATAATGTAGATGATTATTTGTATGGATTTTGGAATTATAAAGAGTAAATGAAGGGTCGTTAAACGATTTAATTAGGAGAAATAAAATTGACATTTATAAATTTCTTAAAGCACCTACACCAGAGGTGTATACAACATTACCTCACATCACTGTGGATTGTGAGACAACTAATATTAACTATGGAGATAGTTGCAACCGCGACAACAGGCTTCTTCTTACTAGCAGCTATTGTTCTGACAACAATAGGTTGGAGTCTATATGGGGTGGAATTGGGTATCTTGATTCCTTAATAGAAAAGATTGAGGGGAATTGCTTTGTAGTTGGTCATAATATTAAATTTGATTTACGTTGGCTTGCTAACATGGGTGCAGACTTAAGTAAAATAATTGTATGGGATACAATGATTGCTGAGCATGTATTCTACGGTAATAGGCCAAACAATTTACCAATAGGTTTGGGGCCAGTGGCTGTTAGGTATGGATTTAGCGGTAAAGAACCCTACATAGATACTTGCATTAAAGGGGGTGTATGTCCATCAGAGCTGCCCCACAGCATGTTACAGCGTAGGTGTGAGTATGATGTTAGTGTTACAGAACTTATCTTTAGGAAGCAGCTTAAGCGTGCTATAAAAGAAGATAAGCTAAAGACAATGCTAACTAGATTTCTATTGACACCAGTGCTAGCTGATATTGAAATGCAAGGGTTGAAGCTAGATGAAGACAAGGTTAACGAAGAATACTATAGAGCTGTAGCAGAACATGGTAGTATAAAGAAGCAACTAGCCATCATAAAAGATATTAACTGGCGTAGCTCAAAGCAAGTTGGTGAGTTAATATATGATGAACTGCAGTTTAAAGAGTTGGAGGACAGAAGTAAGCAGCCAATACGAACAGATGGAGGTAGAGCTAAAGCTGATATAGCTACAATACGTAAGCTTAAAGCTAAGACAAAAGCACAAAAGAATGTACAACATTTATTAGATAGACATAGTATTATTGAAGCACAATTAACTAAAACATTAAACAAGTTTAAAGCTTGTATAGACGAAGGAGATTTATTATATGCTAACTTCAACCAAGCAGTTACTAAGACGCACAGGCTATCTTCATCGGGCACGAAATATGGGGTTCAATTCCAAAACATGCCCAGAATATTCAAACCTCTTATCACGGCGCGCAACAAGGGCTGGAAGATATGTGAAGCTGATGGTGCGCAACTGGAATTTCGTGTCGCGGCATTCCTCGGCAATGACGAGCAAGCGTTATATGACATAGAGAATGGTGTTGATATACACCAGTTTACAGCTGATACAATAACAGCTGCTGGACAAGACATGGAGAGACAAGAGGCGAAAGCCAGCACATTTAAACCCTTATTTGGAGGGAGGAGTGGAACTAAAGCAGAGAAGAACTATTATCAAGCATTCAAAGATAAATACAATCAACTAACAGCTACACAAGAGGGGTGGAAAGCTCAGGCTATACGTAATAAGAAGTTTAGAATACCATCGGGATTAGAATTCTTTTTCCCTAACATTAAAGCATCTCGTAGCAGAGATGGCTATATACCAGAGGAGAGTGGAATATACAACTATCCAATACAAAGCTTCGCTACAGCTGACATAATACCAATAGCAATAACTTATGCTTGGCATGAGATGAAGCACAGAGAATTGGAGAGTTTTATGGTTAACACAGTGCATGATAGTGTTATAACTGAATCAAAACCAGAGGAATTAGATGAAATAAGTGAAATAATGTGTGCAGCTTTCGGAAATTCATGTTATAATTACCTTAAGGTAGTTTATAACGTAGAGTTTAACGTACCTTTAGGTTGTGGAATTAAGATTGGTGATAACTGGGGCGTGGGTGAAGAGGTTAAATATGACCTACCAACTCCCTTTAAATAGAATAGCAAGAGAGATGATATATGCAAGGTTTTGTTGAACAGATTGGTGAAAAACCAGGTATGGGTAGAAATGGCCCATACACTTTATTCAGTGTTAAAGTGGGAGGTGAATGGCTTGGTGCTGGGTTTAAGAAACCAGAATGTAACCAAGGAGATTGTATTGATTATGAGATAGCTATGAAAGGTCAATATAAAAACATAGCTAACATTAAATTAGCAACAGGTGGCTCAGCTCAAGCACAAAATACTGGTGTAGCTACAGCGCCACCAGCTGTACGTATTGATACTAGAGATATTAGTATTAGATATCAGAGTTGTCGTAAAGACGCTATAGCTGTTACAAATGTATTGTTAGCAAATGATGCTCTAAAGCTTCCAGCTAAACAGGCTGATAAAGTTGATGCAGCTTTAGCTTTCATTGAAGACATAACTAATCAATACTATGTAGCTTTACAAGGCGTTATGGATGAGGGTGGGATTAGTGTTGAGGACTTAATACCCACACCAGAAAATGAATGATATAATACATGAAGGAAGTGTATACGATATTATAATCTTGGATGAAGAGACAAGTGCAGAAAAGGAATGCAATTATGGGATTGTACATAGGAAATATCAAACCATAGAGAGTATGTGTTCTGCCTTGTTTATGGCTTATGAATTATTAAACGAACTAGAAACTAATCTAGAGAAGTCTAAGCCTACAAATCCTTTAAAAGTGGTCAAGTAATTATGCATTTATTAATTGATGCTGACTCTGTCCTGTATAGGGCGGGGTGTTCTAATGAAACAAGAACCTATTTAAACTTAATAGACGGACAAATAATAGGAGAACATAAGTTTAAAGTTGATGCTAACATTATGCAAGATGAGGTGGGTGGGGAAGTGGAATTGACAAAAGAGGCTGGCCCCTTATCACATACTATTTCTAATCTAAAGCATGTAGTTAAGCAAATGAGGGATGTAGCTAATGTATCATCTCAGATTTATATAGGTGGAAAGGGTAACTTTAGATTTGATGTGTTCCCTGAATATAAAAAAGACAGGAAAGCATCAGCTAAACCCATACACATTAAAGAAATGAAAGACTATCTCATTAAGCATGAAGGAGCTATAGTTGTAGATGGAGAAGAGGTTGATGATAGAGTTAGTTGGGAGCAATATGCATATAAAGATAAAGAGTCTTGCATTGTAACTATAGATAAAGATTTAGACAATAGTAAAGGTTATCACTATAATTATGTAACTAAGGAGATTAAATATGTTACGGAAGAAGAAGCTCAACTCAACTTTGCGCGACAGCTCTTATCTGGAGACACTACCGACTCAATACCTGGTCTCAAGGGTATTGGTAAGAGAACAGCAATTAAAAGATTGCCATTTTACATCAAGAGTTGGATGGACATTGTTATATCTGAATATAATAATCACGGTTGTTCTACAGAATATCTAACACAGATGGGTGTAGCTTTGCACATGCGTAGAAAGCCTAATGAGATATGGAGTTTAGATTATGATTATAAGGAGTTTGTATGACAAATCCTGTAACTAACTGGACAGATAGTAGGTATTGGAGTTTTATTCGTAGTGCTTTAAGAGAAGCCTCTAGGCGTTACCCGCCCAAGTTTAAAGTAGTGCAAGCAGCTAAGCGTAAGAAAACACATGGCAAGAATAGCAAACAGAAGTGGGAATATAAATGTGCTGAATGTAACAAGCATTTCCCAAACAAAGTTGTTATAGTAGATCATATAAAGCCTTTAGGTAAACTAAAAGATTATGAAGATTTACCAGAGTTTGTATCAAACCTATTCTGTGGTGCTGGCGGGTTGCAAGTGCTATGTAGGCCTTGTCACTATCTAAAAACTATGAAAGAACGTGGCATAAACCCTGTAGTAGCTCAGTTTAAGAAGTTAGATGCAAAAGGCCAGAAGACAGAGCTAATAAAGCTAGGCTTAGAAGTAGGAAGCAATGCCGTGAAACGTGTAAAGATTTTTGAGGAGAGTTTATAGATGAATTTAGATAACAAATTAGAATTTAAGGCTTGGCCTAAAATACCTCGTTTAAATAAAGAGAAAATAACAATAACAGAAAAAATGGATGGAACTAATTCTAGTATTATAATTAAAGAGGGAGAAATAGTAGGTATACAATCAAGAAAAAGATTTATATATCCAGAAGGATATAATAATTTAAATAATTGTGATAATGCTGGATTTGCAGGATGGGTTAGAGATAATGAAAAAGAGCTATTAGAACTTGGTGAAGGTCATCATTTTGGAGAATGGGTTGGGCCAAGTATTCAAAAAAATCCACACAACTTACCAATAAAAAGGTTTTATCTATTTAATACCCATAGGTGGGGAACTTATGGTGAGAGGTGTCCCTCTTGTTGTACAACAGTTAGAGAGTTGTATAATGGAGATAATACAAAAGAAGCAGTTACACAAGCTATGGAGAATTTACTAAATATAGGAGCTATGGAAGAGTATACACCAGAGGGTATAATTGTATTCAATCACTTAGCTAAAGCTTATTATAAACTAACTTATGAATGTAAAGATGGTAAATGGGATGTCTGAGAAATTTAATAGTGGCTATGGTGGGTATACATGTGATCAATGTCATATTTTATTATGGTCGGGTATCGGAGGATTAGAAGATAAGAGCAGAAGAAAGTATATATACAATGTAAAAGATAAAGATGTAATAACTGTTAATGAAAAGGCATTCTGCCTACCATGTGTTAAGGAATATGAAGCTTATGAAGCATCTTGTAATATCTGATACACAATGTAAACCAAATGAATCTTTTGATCATCTTAGATGGCTTGGTAAATATATTGTAGAAAAGAAACCTGATGTTATTATACATATAGGAGATCATTGGGATATGCCCTCTCTATCTGTGTATGACATTGGTAAGAAAGGTTTTGAAGGGAGGAAGTATATAGACGACATAGAGGCTGGTAATAGAGCTATGAATGAGCTTATGGCTCCTATAGAAGAGTATAATGCAAAAGCGTCTAGACAGCACAAACCTCGCTATAAGCCACGTTTAGTGTTTACACTGGGTAACCATGAAAATAGAATAGAACGTGCTATAGATAGTGATAGAAAGCTAGAGGGGTTGCTAAGCTACAACGACTTCAACTTAGCTGATTATGGCTGGAATGTAGTGCCATATTTAGAACCAATTATAATAGATGACATAGCTTATTGTCACTATTTCACTTCTGGTGTTATGGGTAGACCTGTATCTTCTGCAAGACTAATGCTTAATAAAAAACATATGTCTTGTGTTATGGGCCATGTTCAGGATCGAGATATAGCTTTCGCCAAGAGAGCTGATGGTACTAGCATGACTGGTATATTTGCTGGTATATTCTATCAGCATGATGAAGAGTATTTAAATGCACAAACTAATACAAGCTGGAGAGGAGTTTGGATGTTACATGATGTTAAAGAGGGTAGCTTTGACGAGATGCCAGTTAGTTTAAACTATTTGGAGAATAAATATGCCTGATCTAATAGACTTAGCTTTTGCTACATTTCTTACAACTGTATCTATTTTATTTTTTAGTTTTGCTTTAAGGCTATGTGTAGTTATGGCAAGTATAGAAGACTTAGCTCCTGTTATATTTCTTACAACTGTATCTATTTTATTTTTTAGTTTGTCTGCAAAGCTATGTGGAGTTATTTGAGGATGAAATATGCTAATAACTAAATGTGAAATCTGGAGTTTGTTAAATATCCTGCATGAGGTTAGAGATGGATCAGAGACAGATGATTTAAAAGATGATGCTGAAGAGTTGATAGATATGCTTGAAGCTATATTAGGGGAGGATAGAATGGAGCTTATTGGACGTAACGGTAATGATGGAGAATGCTATGTCTGAGACTTTACACAGAATAGATAAGAGACCAAGTGAGCTTATGAATGATAATGTAAATCACCCAGAGCATTACACTGAACACCCCTCAGGGGTGGAATGTATAGAGATAACAGAGCATATGAATTTCTGTCTAGGCAATGCTATAAAATATATATGGAGAGTTGGGTTGAAAGATAATGCAGAGGAAGATTTAAAGAAAGCTATATTTTATTTAAACAGAGAACTAAAAAGAATACAGGAAATTTAAATGGAGCAAACAAAAACACAAATGGGTAATTATGAATCCTATATCGCCCTATCACGCTATGCTAAATGGCTTCCAGATAAGGGTAGAAGAGAACAGTGGGAAGAAACTGTACACAGGTATATAGAGCATTTTAAAGCTGTAGTGCAAGATAGAATAACAGCTTTCGATGAACAACCAGAATGGGAGGAATTAGAACAAGCTATTATAAATTTAGAAGTTATGCCGAGTATGAGGGCGCTAATGACATCAGGTATAGCTTTAGAGAGAGATAATGTAGCTGGTTTTAATTGTGCTTATGTAGCTATTGATAATGTACGTTGCTTTGATGAGGTGATGTATATATTAATGTGTGGCACTGGTGTTGGGTTTAGCGTAGAGAGGCAGAGTATTAGTAAGCTACCTGAAGTAGCTGAAGAGATGTACACAACAGACACTGTAATCAAAGTGAGAGATAGTAAGATTGGTTGGGCTTCAGCTTTTAAAGAGCTGTTAAGTATGTTATATGCGGGAACCATTCCAACCTGGGATGTGTCTAATGTACGCCCTGCCGGGGCTGTATTAAAAACATTTGGTGGTAGAGCTAGTGGGCCACAGCCTTTAGTAGACTTGTTTGAGTTTGCTGTATCTCTATTTAAAGGGGCGGCAGGTAGAAGCTTAACTTCTATAGAATGCCATGATTTAGTTTGCAAAGTTGCTGACATTGTAGTTGTTGGTGGTGTTAGACGTAGTGCTTTGATTAGCCTGTCTAATTTAACTGATGATAGAATGCGTAGAGCTAAGAATGGTCAATGGTGGGAGACAAACCCACAAAGAGCTTTGGCCAATAACTCCGCATGTTATACAGAACGGCCAGATTTAGAATCATTCTTAAAAGAATGGAAGAACTTATATGAATCAAAATCAGGAGAGAGGGGTGTATTCTCTAGAGTGGCTTCTAAGAGAATTGCAGAAAGAAACGGTAGACGAGATAGCAACCAGGAATTTGGTACAAACCCTTGTTCAGAAATCATACTCCGACCAAATCAATTTTGTAACCTATCAGAAATTATTGTTAGACATGATGACACCTTTACTACTCTCAAACGAAAGGCTAGAATTGCAGCTATCCTCGGAACATTACAAGCCACCCAAACAAACTTCAGATACTTAAGGAATATATGGAAACGTAATACAGAAGAAGAGTGTTTGCTTGGTGTATCTCTTACAGGGATTATGGATAATGCTATTTTATCTAATAATACAGATGATAATCTTGAGGATATATTATATAATATAAGAGAGGTGGTGATTGAAACAAATAAAGAATGGTCTGAGAGGCTTGGTATTAATCCTTCTACTGCCACTACTTGCGTTAAGCCTAGTGGAACTGTATCTCAGCTTGTCAATAGCAGCAGTGGTATTCATCCTCGTTTTTCTCCTTACTACATCAGACGAGTGAGAGGAGATAAGAAAGATCCTTTGTCACAACTTATGGTTGATCAGGGTGTTGAATGTGAAGACGACTTAATGAACCCTTCAACTCTTGTATTTAGTTTTCCACAGAAGTCACCAGAAGCTAGTGTACAAACTAAAGACTTAACAGCAATAGAACAATTAAACTTATGGAGTATTTATCAGGATGAGTGGTGTGAACACAAACCTTCTATTACGGTTTATTATAGTGACGAAGAGTTTTTGGAGGTCGGTGCGTGGCTGTATAAGAATTTCGATACAGTTAGCGGTGTTAGTTTTCTACCTCGTTCTGAGCATAGTTATAGACAAGCTCCATATGAAGAATGCACAGAAGGAGAGTATGAAGAGAAACTAGCCATCATGCCTAATATTGATTGGAGTTTGCTTGGTAGTTATGAAACAGAAGATAGAACAGAAGGGCAGCAAATGCTTGCCTGTACAGCTGGGGGATGTTCTATATGAATAAACATAAAAAATTAGAGAAATGGATGAGATATTCAGAACAAAAAGGAGTGTTAAAAAATGCTTAAGAATTTAATTGAACAACTAAAGAAACATGAAGGGTTTAGAAGTAAACCATATTTAGACATCAATGGTTATTCAACCATTGGTTATGGTTTTAATTTAGATGCTGGTATAAACCAAGAGTTTGCAGAGAAAATACTTGTTATACAAGTATGTAATATAGAAAATAGGTTGAGAGATAAATACAAATGGTTTAAGCATTTATCAAGTGCTAGGAGAGATGTTATTATTAATATGGTTTTTAATTTAGGTGAAGTTGGGTTTGGTCAGTTTAAGAAAATGATAAAAGCAATAGAAGATAAGGACAACGTCCTTGTTGTCAATGAAATGTTAGACTCTAAATGGGCTCACCAAGTTAAATTAAGAGCTTGGGAGTTAGCTGATATATGGAGAGATAATGGATACACCCCGTGAGGAGTGTTCCACACTAATCTTATTCTAACTTGTGAGACTAGCTATAGTCCTCTTTCTTTTATTAGATACATTTTATTAACCCTTAACTTATATATGCTGAACACCAAAATAATCAAATATGTTAACCGCTGCACCTTCAATCTGATTAAAAGCTAATTTTGTTTGTGTCATAATTTATTCTCCTAGATAAACACCAAGTCATCGTGGGCACCCATTCTAATGGCAGGCTTTATTGTTTGTATTGTCAGCGTACCAACATTGACTCTGACTCTTAACTTTGTAGCAGTAGCCGACATTTTATAATAAAACAATGAATTAACTGCTATGCTTCCAGTTGCATTGGCGTTGCATGTATACCCTCGTGTAGTTACACCATCATCAATCGTTACAACTACATTAGTCCCTGCTGGAGTAATAAAAGGTATTGAAACTGTTACATATTCATCCCTCATAGAATTATCAAATACATAGTCTAAGAAGGCAGTCCATGAAGAGGTTCCTATAAGGTTATCCATAACTTTACCCGAATGATTTATAGATGATGCAGACGTACTACCTGTTCCTGCAAAAGTCGCCCAATTTCCTATAGAGTCTATTGAAGAACTATTAAACTGCCCAGATTTAGGTGATGTTCCTAAGAAGGAATTATTTAATAGCAATGTATTGGCTGGGTAAGATAGACCTATATTTAGCAAAGATGCAGCAGGTATATCTAGTGGCGTTGTTACATTTCTAAAAGTATTGTCAAATATTTTAACACCATTAAAGCCAGTTATAGCCTCAATCTTAACGCCATTAGTTGAGCTAAAATGATTATTGTTACTAATAACCATCCCGTTTGTACTGCACCCAGCCTGCACCCTTACCCCACCTATTGCGTGGTGAAAGTTATTTTTTATTTGGTGCGAAAAGTTAGTCCCTGATGATGTGTAGTCAACGTCCCAAGATTGTCCACCTTCAAAATAGTTATTCTCTATCTCTAAAGATGCACTAGAGTTATCTACTAGTATCCCCACAGTCGTCCCACTCTCTATGGAGTTACCTCTTATTGAGCATGAGTCACCACCCGAAAACTGGAGGCTCGGTGAACCCGCTCTAATACGATTATTTTCTATATTAGTAGCATGTGTATCCGTACCAATATGCAAGCCGACTCCAGCAGCATTAGAATTATCCGGCGCACCATAAAGAGTTGTTAATCCACTTTCTGCTGCTGCAAAGAAATTGTGATTATTAATTGAACTACTCCAGCTTTCATACAGGTACAGCTGCTTGCTTGTTGAGCAGTTAATAAAGGTACAACCTTGTACGGTAGACTCAGGACAGCTCCTCATATTCACCGCTATAGCAGGTAAAGCTGCTGTAGTTGATGCTGCGTAGAATGTCATATCTATTAAGCTAATTGCCCTCTCTGTATGAGTCGCAAAAGGCCCGTTATCCATATCAAACCCCGCTGCATCTGAATGATTGAATCTTATACGACTACCTCTCTTCACGCCTCTAATAGTTATCCCTGATTTCAAAGTAAAATCTATTAAAGCAGTTACTAGATAGTCTCCGTCAGGAAATAACAATTCCATATTATCTGTCAGTGCTAATGCAGCTGATTGTATAGCAGCCGTATCATCTGTCCCTGTAGTGCCGTCCCAATCACCTACAGCTCCAAAATCCTTAACATTTACTACATTACCATTGATCTGATTAAAAGCTAATTTTGTTTGTGTCATAATTTAATCCTTATCTCGCCTGTAGTAGTTTTATATATAGAATTTGTTAGTATACCTCCCGTAACAGCCGCCGCTTCATTAGCAAAAACAGGTAAATTATTTATAGCAGTTGCTTTGTTTTCATCTACAACAATCACAGGAGAATAAACTCCATTATTATAAGTACCTACCTCAACGAAACCGCCTTTACCTGTTACGCTGTACCCTCTAACTGCACCGCCATATCCAGAACCTAAGACATCGTCTGTTAGTGCAAGAGTAGTATTTGCTCCGCTATGTAAATGTAGTGTGTCAGATACTGTGACTGCCTGTGCTACTGTTATCGGTGTAGATATAGACACGTCTAGATTATAAGTACCTGTGCCCCCAGAACCTGTTCCTAAACTAGCAATCTTAGTGTGTGCAGGTACTCCTACAGAGTTTATATACTGTCCCACAGCAAACGCCCCCTCAGTAGGAGCTATTGTTACAGTCATTACACTTGTCGCAAAGGTGGCAGAAGATCCACCAACTAGGTTAATAGGGGCGTTTAACCCAATAGCCATATAAGGCTTACCGTGTCTAGCATACCCAGCTATGCTGGTTGTGGTAGTTGTAGCATTAAAGTCATTTATATCAACTTCACTGTTGCTAGAAAGGCTATGTAAACCTACTCCCCCCGTACCATAGCAGCCAGTAGAAGAACAGCCAACTGCGTGGCCCCATAAAACACTGAAACTGTTTACAGGTGTTGAGAAATAGCAACCATTTAAGCTTACTCCGTAGTGATCTCCTAAAGATAAATCAAGGTCTGTTCCATTGCCTTCGAAATATCCTTGTATAGATAGGGCTTGTGATCCATTTATCTTATAAGCGAAACCAGATTGCCCTTCTATGGTATTAAAGAATCGGCATCCAACCGCCTGCTTTAGATCAAAGGCGGTAGTACCTGCTTCTACCAATAAACCTGTAGCCATTATATCAAATGATGTTAGTTGGCTACTAAAGAATGTCCCTACATGTCGCCTAGCTTGGCCTCCCAAGAAATATATAGACTGAGTATGAACAGTAGGTGCAGATAAACATTTAATCTTTCTAAAAGAGCAGTTATCAAATACTACACGTAAAAACTTTGCATCATCTAATACATAAGCAGCTAAAGCAGAGTTTGTTGATTCTAGTAATAAATCTTTAAACTTAATTAACTGGCTTACTGGCGCTGTAGTGAATGAAATAGTTGTTGAGAACATTGGTATTGCTGTGCTAACTCTAAATCCACCGCCATTACTTTGTTTGATAGTAAAATAGTGGTCAAAAGTAGGGCCATCAACCTGTCTATCTATATTAATAGATGATGTTAATGTATAAATCCTATCTACGTTTAAGTCAGTATCGTTAGTTATACAATAGTCCACCGCTGCTTGAACTGTCTGCGTATCGGTTAATGCTGCACCTCTAAAATCTTCGGCGTTAACAACCCTCTGATTCTGCAAATAAGTTGCAAGGTTGGTTGCTGTTCCATCAACCGTGTGCGTAACTGCTGCTGTAGTTGTAGTAGAGTTAGTAGTCTGTGTATTTGTTTGAAACTTAAAGAAGTCTGAAGTGTTAAAGCTTCCAATCCAATCAACTATATTAGGTGACGTTAGTGTATAATCCTTACCCTCTGTAGCATTGACTCCGTTTATGTACACTACAAGATTAACTGTAGCAGAATCAAAGCTAATACCAGACAACGTAAAACGTTGCCCAACAGCATCTGAACCTAGTTGTGTTTCTGTTTGAACAGCAATGACACCAGTGTTTACAGCAGCCCCATTAAGCTGTGCTATTGTAACAGCATCTGAATTAGCTACACCAGCTTTTAGATTTGTAATTTTGTTGGAGTTCATATCCAACTCATTTTCCATCTGATTAGGTTCACCAGTTGGATTATTTCTATATAATACGTTGTTATTAAGTTCTGCTTCTATAGCATCATTATTTGTATTGATTAAACCAGTGGAAGCAAAACCACTTGCTATATTATTTAAAACTATTTTAGCCATTATTTACCACTCCAAATAGCTGGTATATCACCAAGTTTAAGAGTAATCACAGCAACTCCAATCCATAATAAAGAACGAACAAAAGTAATAGCATGTCTATAACCACTAAGCTGTTTGCTGATCTCGTCAAGTTTATCTTCGATTTCATCTAAGGTTCTCTCTTGTTTCTCAATTCGTTTCTCCATACTCTCAAGCTTACCCATTATATACCCTACATCTTGTCCCTTATTGTCCATTATTAACTACTCCTTCTTGCTTATTACCCAACAACTCACCATAAAACTTCTGCTTATCTGGTAAATTACCAGAATAGTTATCTAATAAAGTATTAAATTTAGATAGAAGTTTATTTGTATACAAGAAGAACTTACTAGTTTTAAGTCTATCCTGTGCAGTTAAAGATTTTATTTCTAATGCACCTGTATCTTTATTTACTTGTAAAGCAGCTCTTTCAGAGTCTGTTAATTGGTTGTCAATTTCGTCTTTTATATGCCTAACTATTGGTAATATATCTGCTTTATTATTCTGTATATTATTAATTACACTGACTTGTAACAATCTATCCATAACACTTTCAACATCATTAAATTTACTAAGTTCTAGGCTTTTAATAAAACTGTTAGCATCTTTAGTTGTTGTAACCTTATTTAGGCTATCTGAACTAACTAATAAAGCTACATGAGGATTAACCAATCCTTTCTCTGCAGCATCTTTAATGTCTACAGCATTATGTGCTGCTAATAATATCTGTGCATAAGATGATTTAATATCAGATATACTTGTATTCTTTTGAAGTTCTGGTGGCAGGGTGTCTATAGCTGCTTGAAACACTCTATCATCACTCTGTAACATATTAGCTGCCATACTAATCATATCACCATTACCAGACCCCATAATAGACGTTGATATAGCTGCAAGTTTAGGATTCTTAAGCTCATTCAATTTCTTAACTATAGTAGAGGCATCTGTTAAAACTTGTTTAGCTCCTATCCTATCTCCTAAAGCTCCTTCCCCCTTAACTAATGAAAGCATACTAGATGCTGAACTATTTAAATCATCCATGAATTTCTTAGCTTGTCCACTAATATCAACACCACTACCTGTCTCACCAAACACATCTCCAGTTACACTCAAATCCCTACCTTGTTTTCTATAACCCAAAACTGTTTGTTCCACTTCGTTCTTTGCAGAACGTAATGCAGATGATATACTAGATATATATATATTTCTATCGTCTTCTGTAATGAAACCTTGTGAAGCTATCTTATTATTCAACACTCTAATTGAAGCATCTGATATATGAGAGAATGCTAAACTGCCTTGATCAGCTATTGCTGTGAAGTTATGCTTTGCTTGCTGGTTTAGGTTATTTAAATATATAGCCTTACCCTGCTCTCTAGCAATGTCTGTGGCATTATAATTACCAATGCCATAATGCTTATCCATAAAGTCTGTAAGCTCTTTCTTAGCATCGCTCTTAGGCTCTGTAATAGAACTGACACCAGAATTAAATAAAGCATTTATCTGTGGTTGTATGGCTAAATTAGATACATCACTCAAAGCTTGCTTCTGCAAAGCATTCTTTCTTAATGCAAATCTTGTAGGATCTAATAAGCTAAGCTTATCCACTTGTTTACTTATAGCATCTATTCTTTTTTGTTCTTGTGGAGTTATTCCATCTTTAGATAAACTAATAACTTCATTATTTAAATCTCTTCTTTGAAGCTGCTCATTAAGTTTAGCATCATTTAAATCTAATAGGTTAGATGTAGCGTCACCAACACCCTTACCTTGAGCAAGTTTAAAAGCTTTATCTTCAGCTCTATTGGCTTGTTGTCTATCTATGTTAGCTTGTCTAGCTGCTGCTGCATTATTTTTATTATTTATCTTACCTAATGTATTTAATATACTAGATAGTCCACCAATACCTGCAGCAGTTGAATTATCTACCACACCTCCTGTTGGAGAGGATGTTATATTTGGATCACTTAAATTCTTTTGAAATGTAGCCATTACTTAACTCTCTCCTTTAATTGCATCTGTGCTGTAGTTGGTTCAACTCTACCACCTGAATCTAAATAAGATTTTTGCATAAATCTAACTTCCTTACCTACACCGGACTTAGCATCTCGTATAGAATCTATTAATGAATTGTTTAGTTCTTGTCTCTCTATGGGAGAATAAGGAGCCATAAGCCAGGCTTTATTAGCTCTAAAAGCTTCTAGATTACCTGTAGTTAAATAATTAAGCTGTGCTCTCTGCAACTCTTGTTGAACATCTTTCTTATATTGCATAGCTTTCTTACTATCTATTTTACTAGCATAGAAGTCTCTCTCTATGTCAGTTGTAATACCCATAACCATACCAAGTTGTGTCTGTAGATTCAACTCTCCCAACTCTTCTTTTGTGGCTATAACCTTACCTCTACTAGACATTAAGTTACCAGTGCTATGCAACCACACAACTTTTCTAGCTTGTGTCCATGTACTTGTTAAAGCTGCTACACTATCAGCATTGCTTAATAAAGCTCCATAAGCTACATCTAATGTAGGAACTTCATATAGTGTGTGTAAGGAGCTAACCAATGTAGAAGCTACATCACCTATTCTTTTTATAGTTGTAGCACCAGCTCCTGTTAAAGTTTCTACAAATCTTTGATCACTATAGTGACCAGTAGCCATAGCACTAACGCCTTTAGCTAAATCAGATATAACATTATCATTAAACAATCCTTGTACCAAGCTAAGATTCTTACCAGGAGCTAAGTCTTCTGTACCTGTCATAATTCCCAGCATACCCATAAACCCTTCATTAATACTCTGTGTATAATTAGGATGCTCTTTTATAAACTCTTCAGGAGTTTGATCGAGTAGAGAAGCTACAAACTTAACCGACTCCTCTGCTACAGGTACACCAACTGTTCCATATAGTAACACCTGACCAGCTACAGCCCTAACCTTTTCTGCTCTAGTCCAATTAGAACTACCACCCATAACTCTAGGCATAACATTCTCTAAGAACTTAGCTTCAACTTGAAAGAACTGTGTCATATTACCTAACACTGGGGCTGTTTGCCACCAAGCTGAATTCTCTTTTTGCATGTTTAATAGCATACGTAGAGCATCTTGGCTTATATCAACTATATCTCCATCCTTTATAGCTTTTCCAGGATTAAGTTCTTTCCATTTTCTTCTAGCTATATTCCAACTGACTTGTCGTGAGAAGTTTTCACCAGCATTAAAGAATATCTTACCACCTTTAGCTAACTTGTGTACAGCATCAAAACTGCTATGTGCAACACCCTGTTCTACAGAACCAAAGTCACCTTGTCTTGTGATAGAGGCAGTTAAGCCACTCTTCTTATACTGAGCTAAACTCTCTAATACGTCATCACCCAAACCCATGATCTTACCAGCTTCTGCTGCTTCTTTCTCTGGTAAGTGTACTATAGCTCTTAGAGCTAATGTCTCACCCATTGCTGGTAGGGCATGTTTAGGACTAATAGACATAGCTAATGTAGCATTCTGCATCTGTACCCAGACTTGTCTTGGGTTGTACATGCCTAATAACAAGTCATGTGTTCTAGCTTTAAGCCAGCTAGTAGGCTTTCCAGCAGAATGGTTAAGAGTCCAGTTCTTTATAGGAGCTAGAAAGGGCTTACCTTCCATTATATTAGCAGCTCCCAACATAATCTTTTCACTAACCCTTTCTTCTTTAGACTGCATACCAACGGTTGTACGTATAGAATCTCTTAGTTGTTCCATACCAAGTTTAATGTCAGCATCTAAATCTATTACAGAGTCAAACCTCTGTTCTTTTAAACCAGTACCTCTACCAGCTTTAGCTAATTGATTAACTGTATTCTTCCATTTATCTAGAGTTGCTAAACGGTATTCATTTAGTGGCACGATAGTTGATATGTTTTGTATATATCTCTCTGTAGCATTACCTGTAGACATCCTATCTGGTCTAAATTCTTTATCGCCATGTTTAACCATAAGAGGTCTGCGTTTACGGCTACCTGTATACAACCCACCAAAAGCTTTAGAATCTTCTATTGTACGAGCTACAGCATTAAACTCTCTGTCCTCAAAGACTCTAACATTACCACCAAGGTTCTCAGCCCAAGCTTTAGCCTCATCTTTCTTTATAAAGGCATATAGAGTTTCACCAGAATCCATATCTCTTACATATGTCATACCCTTTCTATATATTCTTGGAGTGTAACCAACAGGTTTATTTAAAACTTTATCTGGTACACCACTCCATTTACTAGAACGTCTAACTAAAGCTGTATCAACAGTTGCACCAGACTTTAAAGTTATAGGTTCAAACAACTCTACTACTTCATAGCCCTCTTGCTTTAACTGTTCTGACCTTTTAGCTACAGAGGCTTTTGCTACAAATTGATTAGCTTCTTCAGGTAAGAATATAGCATCATTATCTTTGACACCAGACAAATCAAAGTTCTTTTTAGGTCTACCTAGTAGATGTTTAACTTCTCCATTAAATACATATTCTAAATCTTTATAACCAAGTTGTAATAACTCAGCTCTTAATACACCGTTACGCACATCATGTAAAGAATCATAGAAAGCTCTCTTCTGATAATAAGATTCTATCTGTCTGTCAGTGAATTTAGGATTACCAAGTGTTGTCTCTACTAACCCCTCTCTAAGTTTAGCTATAGAAAATACTTCACCTTCTTCATCACCAGCTTGCAATATAGCATTAACTTCAAACTTTTGATTTTTAGTTAACCCTGCTTCAGCATCTACCCATATCTTAACCAAACCCTTTTGTAGTTTAGCAGATTGTTGCCCTGCAAATGTAACATCCTTTACCAGCTTGGGTGCTATTTGTTCTGTTAATAGGTCAGGAGTTAAGAATTTATTAAAATGTACAATCCATCTCTGTTTTATGTCTTTACTAGCGCCCTCTGCTATAAATGTACCGGTATCTTCCCTAGTGAATTTAACAAGTCTCTCACCCTCACCACTTGTTGTGGTGTATTTAATAACTGTACCTTCACCATCTTTACTAATAACTGACATAGAGTTTATAGACTGTCCCGCTTCAGTGAGTTCTGTCTGCAAGCTCTCTTCTGCTTTAGCTATAGCCCTAGTTTGTTCTTCTGGTGTAAAGGCTTGTGGTCGTATAATGTCATCTATTAATTTACTAACTTCATCAACTACAGTTTGCGCTTTTGGTATTACAACACCTATATTCTGTATAGCTGCTTCATCTTCTTTTAAAGGTGTAGGTTTTACTTCTGCTTTGGCAGCAGTCGCTTTTACTCTATTTTCTGTCTTAACAGACTCAACAGCAGAATCAAACCTTTCTTTAAATTGTGGTGGTATAACACCTTGCTCAAGCCTAGATAAGTCTGCTTCTGCTTGTACAGGAGCTTTATTAGCATTAATCTTTTCTTTAACTATTTTAAGTTGTTCTTCATTTCTAGCTATATCTTGGTTTATATCTTTTAATTGTCTAGTTCTAGACTGTGCAACCTTATGCCCACTTTTAACACCGCTAGAAGTTACAAACTCTTTTTCTTTATTTAGTTGAGCTATTTTTTGTTGTAATTGATTCTTCTCTCTAAATACAACTTTCATCTCCCCTCTAGGGAGTTTATTACCAGCTATAGGTAAGAGTTCTTCTGTAAAGACTTTAGTCTGTTGGTTTATGACTGAGTCCATCTCTCCTGCAACGCCTTGCAAGCTAGTACCATCATCAACTAAAGAGGTGTCTGCAGGGTTTAGAGAGTGTGCTACATCTTGTTTTGTTGTTCCAATAGCTTCTGCTATCTGTTTATCCTCAGCACCAGCAGCGGCTTGTAGTCTAGCACCTTCTTCTATAGCACCAGAATCAACTTGCTGTTTAGCTAAAGATCTAGCAGCTAACCAACTTCTCCCAGTTGTTATAAAAGCTTTTACATCAAACACACTCATAGCATCGGTTAGAACACCAATACCTATATTTGCATCTGTATTACCTTCATCAAACAAGGTGGTTAATGCTGCAGCAACTTTTAAACCATTACCATCAAAAGCTTTCCAGAAAGACGGTACAACCTCTTCTACAAGAACTGCCTGTTCTTCAGGATCTCTTAGGTTAAAGTTTCTAGCAAACTCTGAAAAACTTGACAAACTACCTAAAGGGCCGTCGTTAAAAGCGTCTGATACATCTTTAATATAATCGGGCCCAAACAAACCTATAACATTTAATGTAGAGTCTAATAGATCATTACTATCATTCAAATCATCCAGTATCTCATAGGCTCTGCCTTTAACAGCAGAACGTCTAGCATTTATACTTGGTAAAGATTCAGGTGCATTGTTATCAACTAACACTTGCTGATAAGCATCAGGTTCATTGAACTTAGCTTTAAACTCATCTAGGTTGGAGAGAATAGAAGCACTAGCATTTATAGACTCAGGATCATTAATAGAAACTTCATTAGCTGCCGCTAAAGCAGCCTGTTCTTGTTTAGCTGAATAAGACAAGATTTCATCTTGCACAAGTTGTTTACTATTACCCTTATCAACATCAACTTTAGCTTGCATGAATATTTCTTTAGGGTCTATTTCAGGAGTGTTAATCCTCCTTAAAGCAAACAGCTTTCTAACTTCACTCTCTTTCTTTCTAGCACCTTGTATAAATTCTTCAGGGTGTGTAAACACATTAACTCTTTCACCAGTTATTGAATCAATAACATCTGGTGTTGCAAAAGCTTGTAATGAGTTTTGTTTTGTTGTCTCTGTGGAGAACTGTTTATTAACTTCTGCTGTCTGCTGTAGCGTAGCTACAGTAGCATCTTGTACACCAGCACTAGGAGCTAAAGCCTGTACATCTTGTAATGAGGCTCCTTGATCTATAGCTTTATTAGCTGTTGTATTTATTTGATCAGCCATTATTTTGGTCCTGCTGGTGTCTTAGGTTTTGTAGGAGCTGGTGTATTAGATTTTGTAGGAGTAGGAGAACCAAATAAACTACCTCCTGATAAAGCTATACCAGATATAGCACTAGCTACACCAGCTCTACTTGTAGCATCAGCAGCTTGTTGCTGGAATATAGATGTCTGTTTATTTAGAGCTGTTACATTATCTAAGAAGCTTATATTGCCAGCTAACTGGCTTTGTACAGAGTCTTTAGCTTGACTAATACTAGAGCTACGACTAGTGCCAGTAGCTTGTCCTTGTGCTTCTGCTTGTGCTCTAGCTACAATACTCTGTCTAACTTGCTGTCTTCTCTCTCTAGCTGTCTTAATAGCTTGTATACGCTCTTGTGCTTTACGAGCTTTCTTACTGCTACGAGCAGCAGAACGTTGTTGATCTATACTAACAGCAGTACTTACTGCAGATATTCCTAACGCTATAACTGCTATAGTTCCAGGATCTTCATAAAAATGTTTTATAGAGAACATTTAAAAACCTCTCTTTCATTCTTTTCATTATCTTTAAGAAATGTACCTGTAGTCTTGAAACCAAACATCTCTGCAAACTTCTTTAGTTTTTCATCACTTCTTAACACAGCAGCATATATATATTCAAAACCCTTATTTTTTAATTGTTCTGATAACTCCAGCCATAAATGTATAAACTTAAAGTAATTTGTTCTATTCCATTTAGCAACATAACAATGTATTAGTAATTTCCAATATGGATGAGTTTCTAAGAATAATTCAATATCTTCATCTTTATATATAGTAGGATGCTTAATATCAGACATTTGTATTACCTCCTACATTTATACCCCAGCCATATACATGGCAATCCTTCCCAGCTTCTGTATTCAATCTCATACTAAAACTCCTGCCACTACCTCTAAGTTTATTCTTTGTGCTAATAACACTAAACCCTAAGTCTAATGTAGAAGCTGCTATTGTTGGTGTAAACAATCTTGGTAATCTATAGGCTTGAAAGGGTGTTCCAAACTTGCCGCTAGCTGTTGAATCTGCGAAGTCCCATTGTGTTTGTATTAAACAACCACTCTTATTACTAAAGTCTAGATCTGGGCCAACAGCTATAACACCATCCTCTGTTCTCTTAAAATGCATTACAAGGTAAGGTATGTTCTTTCTACGCATAGAGTCTTTGAACAGTTCATAACCTGTAATCATATGAGCTGTAGCATCTGTTCCAGTTCCATCAGAATTA